GAAGCTACTGCTGGTGGATTAACCACTAAGCAGTTAATGGCTGCTAACATGGGCATGAATGCTTTAAAAAGTGGTTTTGGTGGTGCATCGGGTCAAGGCGGAACTACTGGCGGTCAATCTACTCCAACTATGCAAATGCCAAATCAACCATATATTGCACCAACCATGCTTGCTACTCCAAACTACGGCAAGCTTTATGATGCGCAGATCTACAATTACAATACTAGACGTGCAGCTCAGGGCGGTATGATGTATGGAAATGGTGGCGGAATTTCTACACTTGGTTCATACTCTGATGGTGGCCGTCTATTGAAAGGCCCCGGCGATGGTATGTCTGATGACATTCCAGCCCATATAGGAGAAAAACAGCCAGCAGCTTTGGCTGATGGGGAATTTGTGGTCCCAGCAGATGTAGTAAGTCACTTAGGTAATGGCTCTACAGACGCTGGCGCTAAACAGTTGTACAAAATGATGGATCGGATTCGTGAAGCCCGCACTGGACAAAAGAGGCAGGGCAGACAGATCAATCCAAATAAATTTTTACCAAAAGGTTAAACCATGGCAATTACAACACAAGGTATTGATACCTCCAGTCCAGCAGGGATGACGACACAAACGTCTACACCCTCAATCCAACCTTGGGCGCAACCGTACATTAGCAATTACTTAAATGCTACTCAGAATTTAATTCAAAACCAACAAACCCCTGAGCTATTAAACCAGTCTTACATAGATGCTAAAAACCTAACTCTTCCTGGTGGATTTGCATCTGGTTCAGCATTAGCACAGGCTGGTGGACAAGGTTCTTTAAGTACCGCTCCTATTGCTTTGCAGTATGGTCAGCAAGGCGCTGGTTATGGCGCTCAAGGCGTTAAGTATGGCGAGACTGGCGCTGCAATGGGTACTGCAGCAAGTCGTGCTGGTGACCTGTATGCACAGCAAGCTACTAATCCAGCAGCTGTTCAAGCCTACATGAACCCTTACATTCAGCAATCTTTAGACCCACAACTAAAATTACTGAATCAGCAACAACAAATAGCCGCACAAGGAATCAATGCTCAAGCAGCAGGTCAAGGTGCATTTGGCGGTAATCGTGCCACTTTAGCCCAAGGCTTAAATGCTCAGAATTATGATTTTGCTCGACAACAAGCCATTGGTCAAGGCTATAACACTGCATTCCAACAAGCACAACAAGCTCAACAATTTGGCGCTGGCTTAGGTTTACAAGGCTTACAAACTGGTATACAAGGTCAGCAATTAGGTTTGGCTGGTCTTGGAACTGCAATGCAAGGTTCACAAGTTGGTTTACAAGGCGTTCAAGGCGCTCAGCAAGGTTACGCTGGCGCTACTACTGCTGGCGGTACATTAGGTAACATTGCAGCTCAACAAGCTCAAGCTCAATTAGCACAAGCTCAATTGAAGAACCAGTTTGGTTTGCAACAACAAATGTTCCCATACCAGCAACAGCAGTATGCTCAGTCAATGATGTCTAACTTGCCGTTCCAAAGCGCATCACAAACAAGCAATCAATACACATCTCCTCCTAATGCGCTTGGTACTGGTATCAATCTTGGTACTAGCTTGTTAGGTGCGGGTTTAATATATAAAGCATTAGGTACTCCTGGAGCTTCTGGAGGATTGGCAAAAGATATTAAAGAAAGAAAATCTTATGCTGCAGGTGGAATGGCAGAAGGCTTAGCCCCTGCATATGGGTCTGATGCTAATCCAATTCCTATGGGTCAAATGGGTGGTGCTGGTATTGCCGATCTTCTTCAAGCAAGAGAAGCTGGACTAGCTCCTGCATTTAGTGGATCCAATGAAGACTATGTAAACTCTTTGTATCAAAACATGCTTGGTAGACAAGCGGATCAAGGTGGCTATCAGCATAACTTAGATCTATTAAATTCTGGCAAGGTTAGCGCTCAAGATTTAGCTGGCGCATTCCGTAATTCAGCAGAAGGTCAAAGCATGCCAAATAGGTATCAATTAATGGGCGCTGGTATGCCAGCTCGCAGCGGTCTTGCTGATATTCGTTTAAATCAATTATTGGGCGCAGCATGAACATTTCACAGCTATCCGAACAGTTAAAAGACGTTCCACAAGGTACCCTTGTTGGCTATGCAAAGAATCCTAATAGCGTAGTTCCTCAGTTCTTAGCATTAGCTGAGATTCAACGCCGTCAGCATTTACAGGCACAAGCTCCAGCTCCTACAGGAACTGTTGCTGATGATGTGTTGGCACAGGCTAACCCAGTGCCACAGCAAATGATGCCTCAACAGATGGCTCCTCAACAAGTAGATCCTCGTGTATTGCAGGCTCAGGCTATGCAACAACAAGCTCAACAACTACCAGAGAATCAACCTGGCGTAGCCCAGCTACCTACGGGTATGCCACAAGGCATGGCTTCTGGCGGTATTGTTGCGTTTGCTGGTGGTGGATCATCTATGTTAGAAGACGATGACGATGAAGACAAAGAGTTAGAAAGATTGTTTCCTGGACCTAGCGTTACAACCGAAGACATTATGGCATTAGCTCAAAGGGCTAAGTCTGGAGTTCGTTCCGTTGTTGACAGATTGCCACAATCTTATGATCAAGCATTAGCTGCAAAGCAAGCTTCATCTGCACCATCTTCTGTTGGTATTAAAGATTTAATTGCAAACGCTGCGTCTAAACATAACTTACCCCCTGAATTTCTAAACCGCATTGCTGGTATTGAAAGCGGTGGAGACCCTAATGCTATAAACAAAACTGGAAGTACTGCAAAAGGCTTGTTTGGATTCTTAGATAGCACATGGAAAGGTTACGGAGTTAATCCAGAAGACCGTTCTAAACCAGAAGTACAAGCTGAATATGGCGCTAAATTAGCTCGTGATAACGCAGAGTTTTTGAAAAAGAAACTAGGTCGTGACCCTTCTTACCATGAAGTATATGCAGCCAATTACTTTGGCCCAACTGGTGCAGCATCCCTGTTAAGACAAGATCCAAATACGTCAATGAAGACAGCTTTATCAAGCTTTGAATCTCCAAAGCGTGTTGATCTAATCATGCAACAGAACCCTAATCTTCGTGGTAAAACCGTTGGGGAAGTTATTAATGGACTGCGTGGCAAGATGGGCGAAGGCATTGTTGGCTTAGCACATGGTGGAGCCGTTCAGCACTTTGCGACTGGCGATGAGGTTCGTGCAGCAATAGCTGAAAGACAAAAGGCTTTTGATGTAGTTCAACAAAATCTTCCTGATAGCCCTTCGTCTGACTATGCTGGTTCTGTAACTAGCTGGATGGAAAGCCCTGAAGGTATTAAGCAGTTGCGTGATAGACAGATTGCTATGGAAGCTATTAGAAACAATATGCCTATTCCAAAGCTAGATAGCCCATATCAAGCCTATACTCCTAAAACTGCGGCTCAAGTGCGTCAAGAACGTACAGACGCTAAGGTGGCGGCTGAAAACAAAGAATCAAACAAGCCAACTCCAAAAGTAAACCCAGAGTTGACTCCATACAAACTATCATCAGCAGAACAAGACATTGCAAATGCTATGGATAGCGAAGATGCAAACTTTAACAAACCATTGGTTGGTCCAATTGTTACCCAGCCATCAAGCAATGCACCGACTCCTGGTGGTGTTGCTCCTCCTGGTGCAGTAGCTCCTAAATCTAAGTCAGATTTAATAGAGGAAATGTTATCTAAAAATCTTGAATCACAAATTGCAGAAGCTGCTCAAAACAAGAAGATGCAATTAGGTCTTTCATTGTTAGGCGCTGGTGCAGCTGGATTACAAAGTGGATCTAGATATTTAGGTCAAAACTTAGGTTCTTCATTAGCTGGTGGTGTTAATACATACGGCGCCCTTAAGAAACAAGAGCAAGATCAAAATAAAGATATTCTTGGTACACAGTTAGGTCTGTACAAGTATGCAGCTTCTAAAGAGCAGGCAATCAAAAATGCTGAAGCTTTAGAGAAGTATCGTGAAGCATCTTTGGGATTGAAGCCTACAGAAGAAGAGCGGGCTAGAGATAAGTTTAACCTTGCGCTATCTCGTAACCCACAGATGCTTGAATTAAATCGTTTAATTACAGAAGAGCAGAAGGCTGGAATGTTAACTCCAGAAAGATATGCTCAATATCAAGCAAATATTGGATTAATAACACAAGCTTTGGCTAAACAGTACAATGTAACACCAGATGTTTTTGTCCCAATGAAGCCGGTAACAGATCCAACTAAGGTTAAAAAAGAGTGGAGCTGGAATTCTTTAAATCCTTTTTCTAGTTCTGCACCAGACAAAGGCGCTACTGGGGTAGATCCAAACAACCCGTTGTTATCAGCAAAATAAAGGATACCCATGCCTAGTTTGTTAGAGATCTTAGATGATCCAAACTATGTCAATGCTAATGAAGAAACAAAGCAGGCTATCTTTAATAAGTACTCTGCTACTGATGATAACTTTGTCAAAGCTAATCCTGCTACACAAGAAGCTATTCGTGTAAAGTTTGGGGTTGCAGTCCCTTCAGGCGAAGAGGGTGATTCATTAGCCGCATTTGGGCATGGTGTATTGCGTGGGGCATTGCCAGCCGCTGCTGGTATCGTATCTGGTGCCGCTGGTGCTACTGCTGGTATGGCTGCTGGTCCAGTTGGCGCAGTAGTCGGCGGTCTAGGAGCTGGCTTTGCAGGCTCTGCCGCAACCGCAGCAGCTCAAGAAAAGTTTCTAGAGGAAAACCCTAAGTTTGCTAAAGCCCTTGGTTTAGATGTGGCTACTGCCGCTAGAGAAGCTAGGGTAAACCCTTATGCATCTATGTCTGGTGAGATTGCTCCTAACTTATTAGCATTCCGCCCAAGCGGTGCTATGTTTAGAAGTGCCAAAGGACTTGAAGAAGCCGCCGCTAAAAAGGTTATAGCTGAGCGAGCAGCCGCTATTACAAACTCCGTCATCAATACGGGCGTTGGCGCTGGTATGCAAGTCGGTCAGGAAGCTTTAGGCGAAGAGCCTATTGACTGGAATAAGGTTGGTATTGCCGCATTAGGTGGTGCGTTAGGACAGAAAGAAACATCGCTTGGTAGAGGTCTTACAACCCTAGGCGAATTGCCAGCCTCTGCAGCTACCAAGGCGGCTATAAACGCTTTGCGTAGACCTACCCCTGAACCAGCCCCAGAACTCGTCTCTAAAGCCCCAGAAACAACTGCTGGAGGTGTACCCAAGTCTCAGTCTGTAGATACTGAGGCTATGATGAATCTCATTCCTGAAGCCGAAAGACCAGCAATTATTCCTTCTGAAATAGCAAAGCCAGAAACTCAAATTACACCTATTCCAAAAGCTGAAGTTCCAAAGGCTGAATTATCTTTAAAAGATGTTGCTGACCAAGCAAAAGTAATGACTCCAGAAGAGTTTAAAGAGTTTGCTAGCAAAGGAAAAATTAATACCGCTAAAACATCAGAAAAAAGTTTAGATGATTTTTTAACTGGAAAATCTAAATTTGCAGATTTAGGTGAATTAAATTGGGAAGATCCAGCTACTTACGATTTAACAGACCCTTTGGAAAAAGCTGGGTTTAAGATTTTTCAAGACGAAAGATCTGGAGCAACTTATGTTGCCGAGTCGGAAAAAGATTTAAAAGGAATTTTAAAGGCAGAAAGTGCAATGGAGTACGGTCATGCATATGGCTATGCCCCAGAAGATATTGCCCACTTTTATATGAAAAGACGTGGTGGCAATTTAGATGCAGCATATCAAGAGTACATTAAAGAAGCCAAGTTAATTGCAGATGAACAGGCAGCTAAAATGGCAGAGTCTGTTGTTCCTGAATCACAAGAAGTGGTTAAACCTGCCACAAAAGAAACTTTATCGGAAGAGCAGATTACTCCTGTTTCTGATAAGTTTGCTGCAGAGCATGCAGAGCTTGGTAAAACATTGCGAGAATCTCTTGATCAGATGGGGCTTAACCATGTAGGTTTAAGTCTTGAAGACTCTTTACAAGGCTATGTAAACGGCAAGATTCAACCAGTAACTGGTAAGTATCTACAGAATATGATTTCCCTTTCTCTGAAAGGTGAAGATATTCATAGCTCTATGAACCATGAAGCTTTACATGCTATGAAAGACAATGGATTCTTTACTGATGCAGAATGGGGAATTCTGTCTAGCAAAGCTTTTGATTGGCTTAAAAAGTACAACATTGAAAAATCCTATGGGAATCTTTCAAAAGAACTGAAACTTGAAGAAGCTATTGCTAAAGCCTTTGCTGACTATAAAACACAGACTCCACAAGTTAAATCAATTATCTCCAAAGCTATAGCTACGCTTCAGCGTGTTGGTAATGTATTCCGTGGTCGTGGCTTTAAGAACCATGAAGACATTTTCAAGTCAGCCGCAGAGAATAAGCTGGCTGGTAAGCGTGTTAAACCAGAAGGTGAAGCTCGTTTTGAGGTAACAGAGAAACCAGTTACTGCTCGTAATGTCCTCAATCAAGAGGTTAGCGCAAGCTTTGTAGCTCCTGAAGTTACTAGAAAGACTGAGTTCATTCGTAACTTTCAAGATCGACACATTGATCTAAAACGCACTATGGAATCTATCAGAAAGAATATTAAAGATCTTTCTGAAAAGTGGGATCCATATCAAAAGCTTGGTTTGTTTAATAGTAAAGTGGCTGAACGCTTTAGATCATTTGCTGATAAAGAAGTTGATCCATTAGTTAAAAAGATGGATAAGCTTAAGATTACAAACGATGAGCTACATACTTACCTTTTGAATAGACGTGCGGAAAGTTACAACAACCGTATGAATAAACTTAATCCAGACATTGTAGATGAGAACGGTAACGTCATCCCTTATAAGCTTAAGGATCGTGCGTCTTCCATACATACTGATGATGCCCGCAAGTATTTTGACGACTTAGATCCTAAGAAGAAGTCTGCTTTAGAAAACCTAGCTAAAGATGTAGATAACATTATTGATGGTACCCATAAGGTTCTTGTAGAGTCGGGAAAAGAAACTCAAGAAACCATTAATGTTTGGAAGAAAACGGATGAAGACTATGCTCCGTTCTTCCGTGAGATGGAAGACAACAGACTATCTACTATTTCTAGAAAAGGTATTGGTACCAAAGGCTCTGCTTCTAAACGAGCTATGGGTTCTGAAAGAAAAGTTGCGGACATTTTAAACAGCATCATTGGTCAGCGTGAGCAAGCGCTTGAAAATGCTGAGCGTATGGTAGTTGGTCGCTCATTGTTTGGTCTGACATTAAAGGCTCCTAATCCAGGTATATGGCTACCTGTTAGCCCATCTGCCATTAAGAACCCAGCGCTTTTAGCAAGAGAACTAGATGAGATGGGTCTTGACGGCAAGGATATTGTTGGATTAATGCAAGAGAAGAAGTCTCGTAGGATTGTTAAAGATCCAATTACTGGCGCTGAAAAGGTTGAGCATCAGGTAAATCCTTTAGAGCGTTACAAAGACAATGTACTGCCTGTTCGCATGAACGGTGAAGATAGTTACATTTTCTTTAACAAAAACGATCCTTTAGCTGCAAACATGATCCGTTCGTTTAACAACATGGATACACCAACCGTAGGATTGGTTGGCAAAGAGATCGGTAAAGTTACCCAATGGATGGCTAAGGTCAACACCCAGTGGAACCCCGTATTCGGTGCATTGAACTTTATGCGTGACTTTGGTTCAGCTATGGCTAACTTATCTAACACAGAGTTAGCTGGTCAACAGGCTAAGATTGCTGGTGGTGTGCGCAAGGCAATGAGTACCATTTGGCATACTATGCGTACTGGCGATTACCCTGATACCGAGTTTGGAAAGCTATATAAAGAGTTTAGGGAGAGTGGTGGACAGACTTTGTATCGTGAACAACTAGTAAGACGTGCTGACCAAGAAAGCATGATTAACGAAAAGATTAATAAATTGCATAGCAATGCTGCCAAAAAGATGGCAAGTGGTTTCTTTAAAGGATTGTCTGACTTCAATGACTCAATTGAAAATGCAATTCGTTTGTCTGCATTTAAAGCAGCTAAAGAAAAAGGATTATCTGCAGAAAAATCCGCTGCAATTGCTAAAGATTTAACAGTAAACTTTGACCGTAAAGGTGCATTAGGCTCTCAGATTAATAACTACTTTGCATTCTTTAACGCATCTGCACAAGGTACTGCTCGTATGATGCAAACTCTTGCAGGCCCAGCCGGTAAGAAGATTGCATTGGGTGGATTAGGTATTGGCGCCCTTCAAGCTGGAATGATGGAGCTTGCTGGATTTGGCGACAACGATCCACCTGAGTTTGTTAAGTCTAGGAACTTTATTATTCCAACCCCAGATGGTAAATATATTTCTATTCCATATCCATTAGGCTTGCACTTCTTACCTAACATTGGACGGATTGCTGTAGAGACTGGTTTACATGGAGACTTTGCTAAGCATGCTTCTAATATGGCTGCTATAGTTGCTGACTCATTTAACCCATTGGGTGGTGGAGAAGTGTCGTTACAGACTATTTCTCCTACCGCATTAGATCCAATCGTTGCATTGGCAACAAACAAAGACCCATTTGGTCGTCCTATTTCCAAGCAAGATCGTGCTACTTCACCTACTCCTGGATTTGAGCGTTCTCGTGAGCAATCTAGTGCAGTCAACAAAACTATTGCTGAGGCATTGAACTATATTACTGGTGGTACAGAAGATACCAAGGGCTTTTTAAGCCCAACAGCAGATCAATTAGATTACTTAGTAGGCCAAGTTACTGGTGGTGTTGGTCGTGAGATTATGAAGATTAGCAAGACGGCTGGTGCAGTTGCTAAGGGTGAAACAGAAGATCTAGCATCTTATGATATTCCATTGGCTGGAAGATTCTATGGAGATACAAAATCTAATGCGGCCAATTCACAACATTTTTACGACAATGTAACTAAGATGGCTGAGCATGAGGCAGTAATTAAAGGTATGCGAGAGCGCAAAGAAAATGTTGCTGAATACCTTAGTGAAAATCCTGATGCTCGTTTATGGCAACAAGTTAATAATGCAGAGAACCAAATCTCTGATATTAATAAACGTCAAAAACAAATGCGTAAATTAAATGCGGATGAAGACAAGATTAAAGCCTTAAATGATCGTAAACAACAGATTATGACAAGAATCAACGAACGGATTAATTCATTGAAAGAATAGGGACTTTCCCTAACTACTTGTATTTCCTTTTAAAATCAATGTAATATGCGGATAAGTTAATAAAACTAAAGAGGAAACTATGTCAAGTGGCTACTATTTAACCGATGATCAGTTTATTGAAGAATGGATGAAGCTGGGTAGTCCACAAAAGTTTGCAGAGAAACACAAAGTAAATGTTCGTTCAGTATATAACCGACGACGAACGATTGAGGTTAAGCGCAACATTGAATTACCCACTCATAATGATGCTAGAGAATCTAGCCTTAAAAAATTACAACAAACTCCAGGTCACTCCCGCCGTGGTATAGAGATGGAAAAGGGTCGAGTAGTAGTCTTTTCAGACGCTCACTTCTGGCCTGATGATGTAAGCACCTCATACAAAGCTCTTTTGATGATCATCAAAGAGTTTCGCCCACAGGTCGTAGTGGCAAATGGAGATATGTTTGACGGGTCACAGGCTAGCCGCCATGCTCGTATTGGCTGGGAGAAAACCCCAACAGTTAAAGAAGAGTTAGAGGCCTGTCAGGAAATGATGGCTGGCATTGAGAAAGCCGCTATAGGAGCAGAGCTTATCTGGACATTAGGAAACCATGACGCCCGCTTTGAGACTTTCTTATCAGCTCAGATGGGTACATATGAGGGAGTAGCAGGGTTTACCCTTAAAGATCATTTTCCACTATGGAAACCATGCTGGTCATACTGGATCAATGAAGATACTGTTATTAAACACCGCTGGAAGGGTGGTTTTGGAGCTGGTCGTGCCAATACCCTTAATTCGGGCTGTAACATCATTACAGGCCACACACACAATTTGGCTGTCCAACCCTTCACTGACTACAACGGAACCCGCTATGGCGTTCAAACGGGCTGCCTAGCGAACATCCATGGAGAACAGTTCATGGCATATACAGAAGATAATCCCAAGGACTGGAGAGAAGGGTTTGCCCTGTTATCATTTGAGGAGGGCAGACTTATGCTGCCTGAGCTAATCCAAGTATGTGGTGAGGATCGTTTTGAATTTAGAGGGTGCATCAATAAGGTATGAAGCTAACGCCAGCAATCCTACGGAATTTGTACAGTGCAATCTACTGTATGAAGCCGTTTGCTCGCTGGTCTATGCCTTTGCCTGAAGAGATTCATTTTGTAGTTGACCAAGATCCAGAAGTCATGGGTACTTATTACTACGATGATGGCGGTGATCACGAACATACAATCACTATTTCAGATAAAAAATGTGGTCATTTATCGACTGTTATTCGGGTCCTATGCCACGAAGCCGTCCATATGAGCCGATGGAAAACTAATCGCTGGACACATCACGATAAAGAGTTTAGGCGGCGTACTAAAGTTATATCCGATGAATTGGGCTTCGATCCGCTAGAATTGTAAGATATACTATCCAATGGGAGGTTACGGCGTTCTCCTCTTTTCGCCTGCAACCCACGGTTGCCCTCCCAACTTACTCAGTACATTCACATGGCACATCAAATCCAACAAATGGTAACTCCATTTGAGATTTATGCATGAGTATTATTTCAGACCAAGCATAATTTCTACCAAGCCCTTTGATGGTTGTTAATTCAGCTTGTTTTTCAATTGCCAATGCTCGTTCAACTAAGTCTGGATGTTTTTCGTATAAATCAATAATTTCTTTTGGTTTTGAGCTTGGACAAAAGAAACATGCTGATTTTGCAACATTTATAATGTTATGTCGCTTCAAAGCGTCAAGACAATCTTCCCTTTCCCAATCCCAATCAATCAAGGGATATGAGTATTCGTATTTTGGATCATCCCGTTTTGCAGCGTTGTTTGCTCGTCTAGTTTCACCAGCATCATAACCAATGTATTTAATGCATTTTGAGCCTGTTTTCCACCATTCAATAGCTGGAGTCCAAGAGTTTAAAAACTTGTCTTGTGGCGCAATCTTATGCTTCTGAGAGCATGATTTAAAACCATAGGCTATAGATGGTAAGTTTTTGCGTCTGTGGCATTCTTCTTCCAAAGTTTCTAAGCTTCCATCTTTACGAACCCTTTTTACTACAGTAATTTTTGGCAACCCTTTTTTAACCAACCATTCACTAAACACCTCAATATGCTTATAGGTCTCTGGTCTTTCGCCTCCAGTATCTGCAAACAGTATTAAATCTATTGGAAGTTCTTTTTCGTATAGCCCCAAAATCATTCCAGTGCTATCTACTCCTCCCCCAAAAGCAACTATGTGTGGTTTATTCATATTATTCACTTAAAGATTCTAGAAGCTTCATCCTTCTCGTGTAATATTTTGGTCGTGGCCTCCAATAACTCAAGTTGGGTAATGGCATAAGCTTTCTCGAAGGCTTTAGCTCCAAGTCCGTGAACACCGGTATTGCCTCTGTGATGCTCTGGGCAGAGACCGATGACAGGGGAATTATCTCTCTTACCTCCATACCGACGTATATGGTGTATCTCACAGGGGGTGGGTCCGTAACCAAGATGTTTGCAAAGTATGCAGCCGATGTCTGCAACACTCGAAAAATGTTTTCTTTCATCTTTTGTTGGCATCAACCATCTTTCTAATAAACTCCCCAGCAATATCTATGGGTGTTAATTGTTTAGGTTCTAGTTTTAGTATAAATCCATCAGCCAAATGCCAGCCTAGATTAATGTCTCTAATAAGCATTCCAGCGTCCATTAAAGCCCTTGTATGGGCGCCAACAGAGGCTCTTCCCAATCCTACATTGATGTCAACCGACAGAACTCCTGGGTTCTTCGCTATGAATTCCAATATCAAAGTCTTCTTGTCCATAGTAAAAATAGTAAGATCCGTCTGGTAATATTTTGTACTGCGGCATGGGTACTCCAGCCGCTCTTAGGGCTAGTATAACCTCTTCTATTTCATCCATGGTCTGTTCCTCTTGGCTTGGGCGCATAGCCCTTGTACCGCTGGTGGATCCTGTTTTGTTACCTCAGAACAGGCGTAAATTGACGGCTCCGAATGCGCATAAAAAATCCACGCAAACAGAGTTATCAAAACGATTGTTGTTAAAATTAATACTTTCACATGTAATTCTTTGCTTGTTTACCTTTAGGAAGGACAAATGAATCAATAGGATAAGACCTCATATCCCCATCTTCCCAGCGTACAAAAACCCTAGAGTCATCTGCAGCCCAACATCCCATCAAAGACTTTCCATTTCCAAGGTAGCTATATGCCAAAAAGGTATTGGCAACATCTTTGCATTTAAGATCTGTTAGCGCAATCCTACCTCCGCCTTGATTTGGTATCTCAGCTACTACGGCTGCGTTTACGCTTAGGGACAATATCGACAATACCACCAGTAATAGCTTTTTCATTTTCAAGTTCCTCTAATAGTTCATCTGCCATCCTTACTGCGCCAACAGGATTTCCACAGTTTACTAGCGCAAAACAAGCCGCTAGAAACCTCATATGCTCACGATCTTTATTTTCCATTTTGTTCCAGCATATTAATGCTCTCCACTAATATATCGCTGAGCCTGTCATTGCCAATCAATAAGATAGAAGCTTCTTTGGTATCACGAATTACTTGAATGGAGTCTCTTAATCCTTTGTTATACCCACTATTAAATTGATCCATACCATCTAAAGCTACAGCCAAAGCGTCTCTTACAAAAGAAGAAGCACTGCGATTTTTCTGTGCCTTCTCTTTTAATAAGGTTACATGGTCGCTTGGCAAATATAAGCAATACGGAACTAGTTTGCTTTCCATGCTTTGAACTCCTCATTTAATCGCTCGAACACAGTTCTAGCTTTCATATTAGTTTTAATATCTGCACGGGACTCTATATCTAAATAAGCACATAACCAGTCCTTTGCAGCTTCTTCGCTTCTCTCAAACAAGTAACCATGTTCATGCAAGAAATCCCAGAACTGACGATCTCTGCAGATAATGCCAGCTACTTTGACTGCTTGGGATCCAGCAAAATCCTGACGATCCATTGGCTCTTCATTATCGGCTAAACGAACCATAACCACCATGTACCTAGAGCCTACAAAATCCCTCAGAATCTCGTCAGGAGACTCGTCAGGATGTATAGCTAGGGTAAGTACATGGCCGTCTTTAGTCTGCTTGAGAGCTACTTTCTTGGCTTCAAACTGACTAGTTTCCATTAATACGTTCCTGTAACTAAAAGCTTAATGCGTTGCCAAAAAGTTAGCAATCGAACTGGCTTAGAGTTAGCTTGCATATCTTCAAACAATTTCTTATATGAATCGCATTCACGCATTTCAGTAGCCAATGCTGTTTGCAAACGTTTGGCTAAACCCTCCCAATCCGTGACTGGGGGAATCCAACCTTCGCTGCTAACGCTTGAATTTAGGCGGTTTAACTCATCAAAAGACAATGAGTCTCCAATCTTCATCTTTTCCAAGGTTTTGGTATTGCGACTGCCCGCTGGACGACCACGTTTTTTGGTAGCTTTTGCCGCTACCGCTGGCTTTTTAGTTACGCCCATGGATCTTTCTCCGTTGTAGAAACTGCTGGTTGGTCTTTCTTAACATAGGTATCTATAGAAACAGAGATGCCCTTTTTGCCAGATGCAAAAACCTTCTTCCATGCAGAAAGCTTGATCTCTACTAAAGGCTCACCCTTGTCCATTAGTTCCTTGAGATAGTCACGTTCAATCTTAATGTAACCATTCATATCGGGCGCCTTCTCAGAACGCTTCTCATCGACAAAAAACAACATACCTTTATTTGGATATTCCATTTACTTCTCCTTATTTAAAAGACTTCTTGGTGGTGTTAAAACTTGTAATTAAATCCGCATGAAACTCAGGATCTAGATCTTTTGCTCTCTCAAAAAGAGAGCGGTTTACCTTAAAGATGTTGTCCACATCGTCAGGTTTGGTTGCTAAAGCTAGCAATGCTGCTGTGCCAGCCTTCAACCCAGCCATCCACTCTTCTGCCGTTCCCTTATCGTTAACTGGCTTCAGAGTCCATTCACCTGGCAAGGCGATTGCTTCAGATAGCTTAATGCTTGCAACTGCTGGTTGTGTTTTGGCAGTAGCTACAGGCGCAACTACTGCATCAGGCTTTTTTGCTGATGCCTCATTCGGGTTTGTTACCGGTTCAATGGCATCATTTTCCACAATCTCAAAGGCATTAACCCAAAGATAGCGTCGTAAATATGTCTGAACGGCGCCCAAATTTTGAACATCATGGCAACCTTTTAAGGCAGCAGATGACATTGGTGATGTAAACATTACTGAAGTGCCGTCTTCCGTGTCATTAATTTGTAGGAAAGCCATTTCGTGATTAAACGATACAACACCGCACAAACTCATCTCAGAACAGATCTTTTGAATAGCCGGCAAGAAATCACCCAACTCAAAGTAATGATATCCAGCAAACTTATTATGACCAGATTTCTTCAGTGGTGTGTTTTGTAACCGTATACGGGCATCTTGTAGCTTTTTATAAACGCTCATTTTATTTCCTCTTTATGTGTTTCTACTTCAATTAACTTCTGTGTGTAATGCAATACTTTTCGAAGGTCATCAATGCCACCCTTCTTTCTCCAGCGGGTAATGTACTTCACAATGTTTCCCTCTAGATACCCAAGGTCATTGGCAATAATGTAATCCCATGGTTGCACCGCATTATTTTTGTAATGCGTACCACCGACTTGAGAATCATTAGCACTCATAGACGTTGTACCTGATGTGCTTTGTGTAAAACCCACTTCTTGCCCATCTTTTTAATGCAATCCTTGATAGCTTTCTCATTACGAGCTTGCATTCCAGCAATCTCTTCATCGGTCATACATCCGTAGTACATCGTGTCACCAATCGGAAACCAATCATTCCTTCGCTTGCCAATAAACTCTTCATTAAAACGATCCATTAGTTGCTTAAACATTATTTCATCCCCTCCAAAATGTTGTCATATTTCTTTTGTAGTTCAACAATTGCATCCTGTAAGCAATCCAATTGAATAACTTGATGCATTGCTTCAAACTCTTCATAGAAGTAAACGGTTGCCTCTTCAATGTTTTCATCGTAGTTAAATGTAAATAAACTCATTGCTTCTCCTTTAGGTAGGTTTGATACTGATCACACCATTGGGCTACCGGACAGAATGACGAGCAACGAGTGCGGTCTCCTGGACGAACCTCCAATTGATATCCTTTTCCAGCTTTTTCTAAAGCTATTTCGGCAGCATCTAGTTCTTCATGAACTGACTTTGCTCGTGATGCACCTTCTTTTTTTACTGCATACATCGTGGGCTTTTCCCACATCTGCTCAGGAGTACATAAAGGCAACTCCTCTCCAGTCTCAGCCGCAAATAAAGCTCCCGAATGTATGTGAATAAGGTTGCGGATGAATGATTCTCTTTCTTCCATAGGCCACAAGTTAATACTAATTACAGCAACTGGCGCTTCTGGATATCCCTGACGGTTCTGCGCATCTCTGCGATTCCAATCACGAATGATGGCTACGATGTCTAGCTTGACTACTGGGGCTTGTTTAACACGCTCTACCAACCACGCATAGATGTTTAACTGTTGCTCCCACTCCACCTTCTCGTTCATTACAGACCACGCTCCTACGGTCTTATAGTCGCTGATCTCAATGCCATCTTTAACAACTTTCTGAAGATCAATGGCGCCCGAAATATGCCAGCCATCTATATCTGTATGTAAGCGTTGTTCTACGATATGGTTTTCATCCTTACCTTGTTCTAATACAGAATGAATAGCAGTGCCAAAGATAGACCAAATCATTTCAGATACATCGGTCGTAATCTGCTCGTCATACTTTTTGCGCAACAGAACAATGCGTGGGCTATTGATCAACTCGGTAGCTGATAGATGAGCCTTACCTTTGCTATAGGTAGGGCGATCCAAGACATTCATAAATGTCTGCGGAAGGTTATATTTATTGGTTAATTTCATTTCTGTTTGTCCAACCAAAACTTCAAATCAATCAACGCAATAATCAAGTCATTGCACTTATTCCAAGAGCCAAGAAAATCACGCTGTTGCAATAGTTTGCTTAATTCCTTTTCGCCTTTTTTAAGCTCAAGGATAGTTTCTGAATAATCAATCATCTTATCTTCCATAAGGAACATAACCTTGGCGGTTGCCTTGGTTGTCAAAGTAATTTACTGTTCCGCTAGGGCTTTGAACCGCATAGCCTTGACGATTACCTTGGTTGTCATAGACACCATTGTTCGAGTTGTAATTGTTTTGACTATTGTTCCAATTGTTTGGATTGTTGTTCCAATTGTTAGGGCTATTATTGTAGTTGTTTTGACTGTTATTCCAGTTGTAAGGATTGTTATCCCAGCTAGTTACTTGTGCGGAGGCTACTCCACCTAGCAACAGCAATGCTGCTAATAATTTCTTCTTCATGGCTTCTCCTCTTATTTAGTTGCCATCATCCATAAGCCAACATTGGCTCCAGCGTATCCTAAGTAACATACAAACATCGGTACATTACCTTTGACAAACTGTTCTATTGCAATATACAGGTAAATTAAACCTGTTGCAATGATTAAATTACCACTCATAGGGTATGTCCTAGTATTTGTGTTGTAAAAACTAAGAAAGCTGGGCAAATTGAAAGCGTTTTTTAGGAACACTATAAAAATATTCGCCTTCTTTAATGTTGCAATTAGGATTTTCAATCAAATCACAGTTGGTAATTTGGTTGGTATTTATCCACAAAGCTTTAGTAAAGTTTTTGTTGACTACAAAGTAGATGGTTGGCAAATCGTTATCAAACAGTTTTGCCTTGCGCTCTGGTATATGAACGGTCTCAAATGGAAACTCCCACCTGAATGAAGGCCTGACTTCAACCTCCACATAAATCTTGTTCTTACCATTTCTACTACAAATTAAATCTACTTCATACTTCTTATAATCTTGAGCATACAAATCCCACTCCCGAAGAAGAAACTTTTTAACGGCTTCTCTTCCAGGTATGTCGTACTTATCGCTAAGTGACTGGTCGTAGGTTTTGTAGGCTCCAAGCATTATGCAGATCTAGGTAACGCCCCACTAAATCCATATGTACCGGTATGGGTAAAATGCGCCCAAGGAGCGCACCAAACCCTAAAGCCAGCCTCACGAGCAATCTTGCAGAAGTGGTAATCTTCAGACAATAAACGATTGCTTTCTTCATCAATACTGGTAGCAAAGAACTCTTTAATTAATTTAACTTCTCTTACTGTATCTACCGCATGATACATATCATTTGTATAGCTAGGCACTTTAGTTTCTAATCGTTCAAAAACCTCACGTTTAATCAACATAAAACCTGTACCACCGTTGGCAATCTCAATAGGCTCGTTAATGTTGCCCGTAGCACTTTGTACGCCTGATGGTAAGTTCAATACAAATGCTCCTGTGTGCTGGCTTAGTTCTTGTGGGGGTACTCCAGCTTTAACGGCTTCGGTTACTTGTACCCAGTTGATTTCCTTCTTAGGATATAAACCACAAATAATATCTTTGTCTGCCGCAAGCATCCTAGGAATATCGTTAGGATTAAAACCAATATCAGCATCAATAAACATCAGATGGGTAGCATCGGATTTCATAAAGTCATATGCCATGCTATTTCTAGCACGGGTAATTAAAGACTCGTTCATCATAAATGAGTAGTACATTTGAATACCAGCTTGACCAAACGTACCTACGCACTGCATAACTGCTGAAGCATATAGGCCAGTACACATACCACCATACATTGGTGTAGCTACAAATAATTTAGCAGCTACTTTTGGTTTTTGTTGTACGAATGGTGCAATCTTTTTGTCGTTTTTAAAACTCATTTTGTTTCCTTTTTTTGGTCAATGTATTGTTTAAGTATACTTAATATGCCAGCCTCAACTAATACGGCCAGCCCTTCCTTATCGAAGTTGACTACTGCATCAGCAGATCCATCTTCATATTCTTTAATAACCTCTAATTGGATATCCATTATTTTCTCCAGGGCAACGGTTCGCCATATGCCCGTTTCATTTGTTCATTACCTTGTCTAAACATTTCAAGTAATCTTTCGGGCGCTCTGTAATTAACCGTAGCCTTTCCCGTGCATCCGAAGGAAGGCAAAGTTGCGGCGGCAGCTTTATAGAAGGGTCTGTCTGCCCCCCATTGTCCGTAGAATTTATGCGCAATAGTAACCAAATATTCCCGCCTAAAGCAGTAACAATTAGTATCGACAAAATTGAGTGTGTGATCATAAAACGTCGGCCATCTGCCAAGGCTTTCACAATCGTCGTCTCCAATGTATTCTCCATCCTCATTGCATATTCTCCTCAAGCTATAAGACCACATTAAATCTTTACTTTTAATTTTATTAATCATGGTTTCCACATGATTAGGCTCGAACCAATTATCCTCATCCAAAAATAGGATGTAATCAGCATTTACCATTAGAGGCATGGCTGCATAGACTCGGTGTCCATACCATCCATTTCCGCCTACATTCTCAGGTAATTCAATTACTTTTTTAAGATCGGTATTCTCAAAATATTTAGACTTTTGAATCCCATCTAAAACCAAAAGATGCTCAGTCTTCATGGTTTGATCTCTAACACTTTGTATTGCCTTATGTACCGTATCTTTCCCAGTAGTAGGAGTGATTACCATTATCCGCATGTCTTAATTACCTTTCCTTGAGACTCCTGATATACGCAACCGCCTTGCATCTGCGGGCGCTTAAACTCCCTGATATGGCGGCATTCTTGTTCTGCTTTTACTGGAATAGTTTTATCCATGCAGTTGTATTCAGCTACATAGACTTGGGACTGGTCGCAACCAGCTAACAATAAAATGGGCAATAAGTACTTAATCATATTTGCGTCACATTCTCACAAGATTTACAGATGCTGCATTTAGAAAACTTAGGCTCTTCATTAATCTCAATCAAATCTAATAAGGGTTTACCCTTAAATATCTCTTCATAGGTCTGAGTTAATAGATTACCGATAATATGCTTAAGGTTGTAATCCATACAACAAAGCACAACGTCACCATTAGGTAGCAAAACGTTTCGATCATAGAACGGGGTACTCCTACAAGTTAATGAAAAAGAATTAATGGGGGTAAGACTAAGGACTTGGCCAGCTACTTGCTCAGTATTCAAGCTATCCGCCCGTGTATGCCCTTGCCAACCTGGAAGCTTTCCTATCAGCGACTGAAGCTCAGGATGTACTAAGCCAGAGCTATCCATTGTCATCGCTCCAACGCCACAAGGAACATTGGTATGAGACATTACCGCAGCAGCATTTAACCACTCTTCGCTGTTTTTCCAGCCTTTCATATTGCCGTTAGCGTCGGGAAGGTGCAACATAATCACATCTACTTGACTAGGATGATCCTCTAATACTTTGCGGACTCGCTCAGGATCCGTCATGCCGTATAGAGTACTGTAAATAGCAATGTTAAATCCCATGTATAGAACGGTCTCTAGCATCTCCGTACAGTGCGGGTTAGCCCAAGGCTCAGACATACCGGAGAAGTCGATCCTAGTGTCTTTTGGTAGCTTTGAGAGTACTGTTACTAGGTCTCTGGGTTGTAAATACTTTTCGCTATTGCCATAACTATCCCGTAAGTTTTCTTGCGGACAAAAAGTACACATCAATGGGCAACCGATCATTGTGGTCAGCTCCATTACTGGGCCTTCAAAATGTTTAATGCCGTACTTCTCTTTCATTTGTACATTCCTTCTGGTAAAGGGCGGTCTGGTTTGTCTAAGACATTAGGCATGTCCAATGGGTGTGGAAACTCTGTGCAAAATCCTGTTGCTGGTGAGCGGTCTTTGCGTAAGAAAGTTAGTTCAAATACGGTAGGCATTAAAAACCCATCAATGTCAATGAATTGGCAGTTGTTGTTTGGGTGGTTATGAACTACATGGAAATCTTGTAATAACTTGTGAAAGAAAGTTTGGACTATATCCCAAGCAAGAGGGTTGTTAAACCAGTTTTGTACATCGTGTATTTCAATCGCCATAATCCTAAAGTTACATAGTACTTCCGATGGTGTGCTGAGTATCGTTACATACTCTGCGCCCTCAATATCCATCTGAAGAATCAAGTCGTCGCTGGAATAAGAATTGCTAAACATCCAGTCTGATAGGGTCATATAGCCTTCAGTATTTACGCCATCTAAATACTTCTTGGTAAAGGATGCTACTTCCAATCCATCAGGAGGTGCATCTACTGAAGCATCTGCAAGGTGAGACTTAATACCACGCCCAAGAAGATCTTTCTCAAAGTTGGCAGTTACATCTACGCCAGGCGAGAAACAGGCTGTAATGCCCTCTAAATCGTCTGGAATTAAATATCCACCATCGTTATTTCCGCCAATACGTACCAGCTCAAAATTAGTCTTTACTGGCCTAATTGATTGAATAAGATCTTTTAATTGGTTAATCATTGAACTATATTTCTCACAAAATCTAATGCGTTATCAAGGCTGGGTTCTTCCCAAAGAAGTGGCTTAGTATACATAGCCTCGTAAAGTTCTTTGCTTTCATCAATAGCCTGAATAGTTTGAACAAACCAGTTCATATCCTTGGTGTTCATATAGTTCAGATATGCACCCTCATGGAAATCACAATCAGCCGACATGGTTCCGCTATAGATAGGTATAGTATCGCCCGCATAGGCGTCTAATAACTTCTCGGTAATGTATCCATCATAGATAGAGTTTTCAGGGCAGAGGCAGAACTTATACTGTGGCAACACAGAAAACTTAGATTCACGCAATGAGTTACCAAACATATTGCCGTAACCATGTACGGGTTTATACTTAGATATAGAGTTGTACAAGTTAATGCGTAACCCTTCGGGGTTGCCAGCGATCATGGCGCAAAACTTATCTTTCTTAGCCCAATCAACTACCCTTGGCTTAGTCAATGGCTCAATCTTAATCAATGGTTCATATCCATGATTGTGTGCATTTGGTCTGCGTGGTTTCTGCTCAAAATCAGGCCAAGCTAACCGTGAATACCATAAAGGTAATCGAAAATTACGTCCACCATAACTGTCATAGTCAAAAGACAGAGAATGATCATAGCCCAAGTAGCTAGGTCGAATATTCTCTCCAATGTACGCAATAGTTTTTCGTGGATCATATTGAGCATTTCCAAAGACTGAGGTTACGATAAGGTCTGCTTCGTATGGATTGTTTGTATATTCAAACCCACCCAGAGCTTGTTGGAAAAAGTATTCAAAAAAGTCTCCATCAAAGCCGCCGTCCCAAAAGTTAATTACGCATAGCTTTTTCATTAGCAACGCCCATCCACATCAGTATCTTTTTTCTTTTTCTTTTTTAACTCAATCTTTTCTGATTGGCGATTAAGAGCCATAATCTCAGCAGCTAACAAATCTAACTTGTCGCTAAGACTTGTAAGCATGTCTACTGCCGCCCAAGCCGCCCCGCTTTCTGCATTATCAGAAAGACTAGTAGCTATTAACTCCACAACCATTGCTGCGCTATGTACCTTGTAACCTACTTCGCTAACCTCGTTAGCCTTCTCCCACAAACCGTCCATCTTCTCGCTCCTTTGCTGGTTTAAAAATGTAGAACAAATCGCCATTGTTCCTTTGGATAATTTTCCGTTGCTTATCTCTGTCGTCCACATAGTCTTTTAAGTAGTAAGTAATACTGTTATCTAATTTAAAACTTTCCTCTTTACGTCTGTTAGCCATCATCTGCCTTTCATAAACAGAAAGATTACATAACAGGTGCAAAATACCATCACCGCAATGATTATCTCTATCACTTGCTTTGATCCTTTGCCCATTCATCCATAGCTTTATCAAACAGACGTTGCATTTCGGCAATTTCTTTTGCTTGATTTTCAATTACCCTAGCTGCAGTAATTACTAAAGCAGAACCAGCAATTTCATTGTCTTGCATATCGTTAAATAGCTTGTCAAGTTCTTTTACAAATACTTCAATGTCTAAATGTTTCATTTCTCTTGTGCCTTTCTTAATATTGCTCTAGCAAACTCCAATACATTAGGGCAAAAATTACCCCATTCTTGCGCTATTTCCTCATCTGTTAGTGTCTTTGCTGGATGGGTGTAGAGTGGAATAATTGTTCCATGATTCCAATGTGGAACATTTTTAGTACATTCATCAATTTCTTTTTGCAATTCTTCTTTGCTTTGAGAAATATTGCCAAACTCGCAAACACTATCGTCATATTTAATAATCCACGCTACTGGTTCATTGTTCATTTTGTTATAAACCCTCTTCTCTCAAGCTCTTCAATAATGTCTGCCATTACTTCGGTTGGTACTTCTGCGTTTTCCCAAGCCAGTATCTGATTACGCATCTTTTCTGCCTCTTCACGATGTAACTGCACCAAGTCTACAAGCTGTCCATTTGTGTCTTTCACTTCCTCAACACGCTTTTTTAACGCCTCTATTTCAGCTTGTTGCCCCTCAATGACATCAAGCTGGCGCTTTTCCCATTGTTGCAGGTTGTTGATTTGCTCTTGTTGCTGGCGTAGCATGGTGGCTGCATCAGCAAATGCTTTCCAATTCAAAGTCTTGGCATCAAAGTCAAGTAAATCAGCTAGTTCATTTGCGTTCATATCAGTGGGATGTCGGTACGTTTTCAATCTCACGCTCTGCAAGCATGGCATCAGCCAACTCATAGGCTCTCTTGGCGGCTATTTCATCCCAGGTCTTTCCACTGGATAAATCAAACTTCCAGTCACCGGAACACATGCCGCTCATTACTTTGGCAGCAAAATAATCACGCAATCTGCGTTGTCTATCAGTCATTTCTTATTCCTCAATTAATTGTTGTAATTCATTAGATCTGGATGGGTGTCTCATCTTGCGTAATGCCTTGGCTTCAATTTGCCTAATTCTTTCTGCAGTACAACCCATCTCTTGCGCAACATCACGTAAACTTTGCTCGTTGCCGTTAATACCAAACCTTTTTCCAAGAACCATTTGCTCTGTAAATGTAAGGGTTTTTAAAGTTTTAGCTATAATTGATACTTTTTCTTTTTCAAAAACTTCAGCGTCTGGTTCTTTCATTTCAATTAAATCTATTGGATCCATTGCCAAAGCTGCAAGAACTTCTGTGCCTGACATTGCACCTTCTGCGCTATTGTTTTTAAGTCTCATACTAAGTTGTTCGTTAGTCCATAGGTCTGTTGGACAAGCCCCTAATACCTCCATCATTGTTTGCGCAACATCTGTAAATGTTCCATCATTGCGTATGGGGCAAACACGTAAACCAACCAATGCCGTAACATGGGTGTCTGTTAACCCAGCAGCCCTAGCAAACTCTGCTTGAGATTTATAGCCAGCATCCTCAATTGCTGATAGCAACAAGTTATTTCTAACCGTTACTTTTACTCTATACTCTTTCATATATTTCTCCTCTTGTTGCGACTATAATCACAGTTATGAATACAGTCAATACATCGTACCCACTTTAATGCAATTTATTTATTAGTGATTACCCTAAAGCTACCTTACCCGTGTTCCGTTAATTCTTATTGGCTAACATCTGGTAAAAGGCGTTACATTTCCAAGCGAGGTATGGCCTTCAAAGCGTCAGCAGCAGAGGCATGTAATGGACTAACTGGATTTGGAAGTGATCCAGTAGAAGTGTCAATCGTGTTGTATCCACGAGACAAAAGACTACTCGACATAGATAACATCTGTAAATGTATTCTAGATTCATTACAAGGGTATCTTTATGATGATGACCAACAGGTCTGGAAACTGACCGTTGAGCGAGCCGAAAAGATTAAAGGCGGTGGATGTGATGTGACCATCAAGCCATACTTTCATGCGGCATGAAGGCATGAAACTTTACAATAATTGCAAAAAACTTTACAAAAAGTGCATGAAATTTTAATAAATGATGCGTCTCATTCTCATTTACTAGGTTCCTTTTGGGAACTTAGGGTTAACCCTGATAACTATTAACACTGTATGGATGTACAGTAGTTTTACTTTTCCTCGGTAGGGTGTTTGGGGGTGGCATCACGGAGCCACTCCCATTTTTTTTGCATCTGGTAAATTTACCACATAGGTGTATAATTGTTGCATTGCAACAAAAGTAGCGTATGTTACACAATTTTAGGAGAACTACATGTTTACATTTGACGATCAGTACAAGAAGGTTGAGCAGTTGGCTGAGCATTACAAACAAATCAATGATTTTTGGATTCACTCAGTTTTATCAAGCTTAAAAACTTTCTTTAAAGTAGGTAAGTAATGGCGTAAGCCACGGGGTGAGCAGAAACTGCTTGCCCCTTTTTTATTTGTGTTATAGTTTTACTAACAGAAGGAAACTTTGGACGGTTTTCTTATGTTACAATCACGACCAAAGCCTCATACACATGGGGTCTGCGCCTAGTTTTCTTATGCTTGGTTGGTCGGTGACAAACATAAGCGAATGTCCAAACGTAGACTCCAGTTGTATGGGGCTTTTTCTTTTGTGGTTTATCCTGGACGGCAGAGAAACACCAGCGGGATAGATACAAGCGCTACTGGGGAAGTAGATGTAAGAGCGCAATATCGGTGGCGAAGCTTAGTGCCGATTCTACGAACGACTGGCGAGTGCTGTGGCTCCGAAAGGTAACAGTTAAAGGCGCACTGCTAGGGCGTAGTGCGCTCACCAAAAGGTAACATGGGCTTACGTAAGAAAGCAATAGAAAGAGAGCAATGGACTTAAGAGAAGAAATACGAAAGCAAGCCGGGGTAATCCCCGATGCGGTACAAAAAGGATCGGTGCAAACTACGATCAGGTGGAAAGAAAGAGCGATGAACGCTTTAAGAACCGCCAATAACCCTAAAGCAACCGAGCGAGACCTGAAAATGGCTTTCGCTGAACTAATGAGGAATGTATGAAACTATCAGAAATTACACTTGACCCCGAACTTCAATCCCGTGAAACATTAAATCAGGATACGATCAATGATTATTCCGAGAAGATCAGAGAGGGAGTTAAATTCCCAGCCCTTAAGGTATACCGAGTTGGATCTCGCTATTATCTCGTTGATGGATGGCACCGCTACTTTGCTTATAAGAAGGCTGGCATAGTTGATGTAGAGGTTGTTGTCATTGAAGGTACTAAGCGTGATGCATTACTGGCATCTACTGGTGTTAACAAAGATCACGGACTTCCACCAAATCGTGCTGACAGACGCCGTGCAGTATTAAAATTACTGGACGATATGGAGTGGTCTACTTGGAGCAATCGTGAGATCGCAGATCAGACTGGTGTAACCCATCCAACCGTGATGGCTATCCGTGAATCTTTAGGTAAGCCACAACCTGAAGTAGTTAAGTTCGAACGAAACGGAAAAGAATTTCAGCAAACAGTTAAGGCAAAAGATGACGAGCAAAGAGTACCAACACAACCCGTTGAAGAGGATAAACTCCATGAGTTGGCAGTTGAAATTCAAGCCTTGGCTGAGGAGAACGAGCGACTCGAAGCCAGAGTTGCGGTCGCTGCTATGGAAGGTACGGCTACAGAGAAAGGGGCTGCTCAAGCTATCATTGAGGAGCTTCAAGCTACGGTTAAGACTCAAGAAATTGCGATCCGTTCATTAACCATTAGCCGTGATACTTTCCAAAACAAATGCTCAGAATTAATGAAGCAAGTTACTTACTGGAAAAAGCAAGCACAAAAAATGGCAGCGTAAATAGGGGTATACCTCTATTAAAAAGCAGTCATAAAAGCAGTAAAGTTTACATGGGGTGAACGCAACAAAGTCGGCTCGGCGACTCTAAAAAACCTGTACCTTATTTACGGCTTCACATGGCCGTTGTTAGTAACCCCCCGAATGCAAGCGGTTTCTTGCTAGAACAGGAGTATAAGTGTTACAACTGCGTGAGCATCAATTAGAAGTAGTGCAAAAAATTAAAGAAGGATTTGAGCAAGGCCATACACGGCAATTGCTATATGCTCCAACAGGATTTGGTAAGACAGAAGTAGCAATGTCTATCATGAAGACTGTTGCAGACGATTACAAAAAGACAGCGATGGTATTAGACCGCATTGTCTTAATCGACCAAACCAGTATGCGTTTATCTAAGTATGGTATTGAGCATGGAGTCATGCAAGCCAAACACTGGAGAGAGCGTCCATACGAAAGAATTCAGATCTGCTCTGCTCAAACGCTAGAGCGTAGATCATCCTTCCCCGATATTGAGTTGCTAATCATTGACGAATGCCACATTGCTCGTACCAAGACAACTGAATTCATCAAAAACAATCCGCATATCAAAGTTATTGGACTGACTGCAACCCCTTTTACCAAGGGGCTTGGAGACATTTATACCCATGTTGTGGGCGCCACACCTACTGGTGATTTGATTGAAAAGGGTTGGCTTACTAAACTGCGTGTCTTTATTGCTAAAGAAATTGATATGACAGGCGTATCTAAGGTAGCCGGTGAATGGTCTGCTGGTGATACAACCAAGCGTGGTATGCAGATTACAGGCGATATTGTTGACGAATGGGAAAAGAAAACGCACGAAGTATTTGGTGGCCCACGAAAGACGATTGTCTTTTGTTCAGGCGTTGAGCATGGGCGAGATCTTGTAGAAGAGTTTGCAAAACATGGGTACAACTTTGTTTCTATTTCTTATAAAGAAGAAGACGAATTTAAACGACAGGCTATTGAAGACTTTAGTCGCCCAGACACACAAATTCATGGACTGATTGCTACTGACATTTTGACTCGTGGATTTGATATATCCGATGTCATGATTGGTGTATCAGCCCGTCCATTTTCTAAGTCTTTGTCATCCCATGTCCAGCAACTTGGGCGTGTAATGCGTCCACACGAAGGCAAAGACTTTGCATTGTGGCTTGATCACTCAGGTAACTTTTTGCGTTTCCGTGATGATTGGGATCGTCTTTATACCGAAGGTGTGCAGACTTTAGCAGAAGGCGGTTCAGAGAAAGCTAAACGAGAACCGACAGAGAAAGAAAAGAAAGAAGCTAAGTGTCCAGTTTGCGTGGAGCTATGGGTATCTAAGACTAATACTTGCCATTCTTGCGGCCATGTGAGACCTAGCAGAAGCATGGTTGATAGCGTAGCTGGACAACTAGAAGAACTAGAAGCGGCTAATCGTAAGTTGCATAAATCTAATACTGAATTTTATGCGGAGTTAATTTATTACGGTCGCCTTAAAGGTTACAAAGAAGGCTGGGCCGCATACAAATACAAAGAAAAGTTTGCAGTCTTTCCAGGTGGATTGAATGTATCACCTAAACCACCAACACCCGAGACTTTGCGCTGGATTAAGAGTAGGTTTATTGCATACGGTAAGAGTAAAGCACAACAAGGAGTAACGGCATGACAGAAAAAACACCATACGATGATTACGCCATGACTCAGCAAGAAGTTGCTGATGTACTTGGAATGAAAAGATCTTATGTTGGTTTTGTAGAAACTAGAGCTAAAGCTAAGTTAAAAGCTGAATTAGAAAAGCGTGGTTATAAATTAGAAGATTTTTTAGGAGGAATGGCATGAGAGATGGTGGCAAAGGGGATTTGCAGAGACCGTTAGGCGTTCCATTACAAGAGTTTGATAACAACTGGGATGCCATATTTAAAAGGAATAAGAATGAGTTTCACGATACATCAAGCGAACGGATTGAAAGTGATTCAATGGTTCAAAACAATAGACGAACTGATAGCTAGTATGTTGGCAAACCCTAAAGACGTATATCACAGGAATAATTAATGAACTATTTATCAGTATGCTCAGGAGTTGAGGCAGCCACGGTAGCATGGCATGACCTTGGCTTCAAGCCAATAGCCTTCTCCGAGATTGAGAAGTTCCCATCGGAAGTTTTAAAGCATCACTACCCAACCATCCCCAATATGGGGGATATGACTAAATATAAAGAATGGAATTTAAATGAGCCAATTAACCTTTTGGTCGGAGGAACTCCCTGCCAATCCTTCTCCGTTGCTGGACTTCGCAAAGGTCTCGAAGACCCAAGGGGAAACCTTGCCCTTACCTATGTTGGAATTCTTGACAAGTTTAGACCCAAGTGGTGCATATGGGAAAACGTGCCAGGTGTCCTTAGTTCGAATGGAGGACGGGATCTTGGTTCCTTCCTTGGGGCGCTGGCAGAACTCGGCTATGGGTTCGCATATCGGGTGCTTGACGCTCAGTACTTCGGAGTTCCCCAAAGACGCAGACGTATCTTTGTTGTTGGATGTCTTGGAGACTGGGAATCTCCCGCAAAAGTTTTATTTGAGTCCTCTTGCTTGCTCAGGGATACTCCGCCGAGCAGACAAAAGAGGAAAGAAGTTACCGGATTTACTTCAAGCAGCTTTGGAGGCTACGGCGAAGGAGTTGGGACAGTCAGAGCAAGCGGAGGAGATCTTGGAGGAGGATCAGAAACCTTAGTAACCTTTGATCGTCAGTCTAGTGGTGAGTATGGTACTCAGCAAGTTGCTAGCACCGTGGCCGCAAGAGATTACAAAAGCGCATCTGATCTGATCGCTAAAGTTTATGAGACGCATCCAGCAGACTCCCGAATAAAAGAGATGGGCGATGTATCTCAAACAGTAACATCACGATGGGGTACAGGCGGTGGTAATGTTCCACTCGTTCAATCTATTGCAGTACAAGATGTATCAGGGCGTGAGAAGAAACAGAATGGCAAAGGCTGGAGCGAGGATGGAGTTAGCTACACAGTAGATACCCACGCTACACAAGGAGTTGCATATGCTTTCGAACCTGGTATAGCCAAACGTGAAGGCGGTGATAGTCGTTTTAGCGAGGAACTTTCTCCCACTTTACGCAGAGAGATGGGCGATAACCAAGTTGCAGTCGCTTACTCATTCAATCACTCACAACAATCTATGATGGTTGGCGAAAACCTAGCCAGCCCATTAATGAGCCGTGATTATAAAGATCCACAGGCAGTACTGGAGGCTTATAGTCTGCGTGAAGATGCAAAGGCTAATAACTTTAGTGCTACACCATTAGAAGTAACGCCAGCATTACAGGCTTTGCGTCCATCAGTTCAATCGCATCATGCTCAGACTTTTGTATCTCAGTCTATGGCAGTACGCAGACTTACTCCAGTTGAGTGCGAACGTTTACAGGGATTTCCTGATGGCTATACCAACATACCTTGGCGTGGCAAAGATGAATCACCTGATGGTCAAAGATATAAAGCGATGGGTAATAGCATGGCAGTACCCGTTATGAAGTGGATTGGTAAACGCATTCAGGAGGTAGACAATGAACTTTGAATCTTTTGCACATGAACATGGGCTAATCATTGATAGCCTGGTTCACGACCGATGGACTCGTGTCCCGACAGTTGATAAGCCTAATAAAAAGAATGGTTCTTATATCTACCGAGGCGATTCGGGCGCAGTAAAGAACTGGGCAGTGCATGAGAAAGCAATCTATTGGAGTGGTAGCTATATTCCAGAGGCTGAGTATCGAAAGCGTGTGCAGAAGTCTAAGAAAGATTTGCTTGCTAAACAGAACGATGCAGCTGGTAAAGCAGCATGGATACTTGATCGTTGTTTAAAAGCAACACACCCATACTTAGCTAAGAAGGGTTTTTCTGATGTCAAAGACTTGGTATGGAATAACTTGCTCGTCATACCTATGCGTATGGAAGGTAGATTGATTGGTTGTCAGTTGATTGACCCCGAAGGTTCTAAAAGATTTCTTTCTGGTCAGCGCACCAAAGGCGCATCGTGCGAGATCAACAACAAAGGGCGCATCATTCTTGTAGAAGGCTACGCTACCGCCCTATCTATTAGAAAGGCTCTTAAAGCCGTTCGCACTAGATACAATATCCAAGTATGCTTTTCTGCTGGAAACATCGCAGAGGTGGCAAAGAATCATCCTGACTGCATGATAGTAGCGGATCACGATCCTGTGGGCATCAAGGCAGCCAAGAAAACAGGAATGCCATACTGGGTTTCTCCTGTAGAGGGTGAAGACTTCAATGATTTTGAAACTAGGGTTGGCGCTGAGGCCGCTGGCAAATCGCTTATTGCAATAGGTCGGAAGGTGATTCCTGAGTAAACTCGTTGTTCTTGACGAAGACGCAGTTGTTAACTTCCCATAAGTTGTTAACGATTGCGTTTCCGATAAGGAATGATTGACCAGGTTCTCCGACTAACTCCATTACAACTTCAACCTTGCCATTCTTCCCATCTTTTAGATAAAGGATTACTGCGTCCATATAAGTCGAATAGCCTTATGCTCTGTAAAATAATCCGGAAAAGCCTCAACAAGTATCTTGAGGTTGTCGGGGTCAGCTAAAAGGGCAGCCTTGCCTAATGATACCGCAAAACCGCCCTTGTTTTCTAGCCTATCGACCGCTTGAATGAGTGCGGTTCGATCTGTTAATACCCTCATGCTAGGCACAAGGCTACTGCCATAAGTCCAAATAATACTGCACAAATTAGGTCATCTCTAGTCATGTTCAATTCCTATCCCGTGGGCATGTTCAATCCGCCTAACAAATTCAATAAGCGGACTGATGGTTTTTTGTGAGCAGACATCAAAGTAAATCTGCTCGATCTCTTTGTTTGTCAAAGGACTGGTAGGCTGGATCTTCTCCAGCTTAGCCAGTTCCTTAAAAAACTCCTTTTCGTTACTCATCATCACCGTCTTCTTCAGCCTCAATGTCAGTGACCTCAGTATATTCCCTCAAATCCCCGATGTCATTCTGAAATTCATCATAGGCCGCCCCTTCAGCCTCCTCATAATCGGGAGCGGTAACAAAGTAAGTATTAGTTCCACTGTAGTGGATCTTTACTGCATATCTTTTCATTCTCATAATTCGTATCCTATTAGTTTTCCTGTATCCACTTTATAGTTGTGGGCTAGTTCATCCATGAATCTAGACAGTTCATCTGCCATGTCGCAATCGTCATCTAGAATTTCAAAGATTCGTTCGTAAACATATTTAGTTGATATTGTGCTCATGCTTTCCCCTCTAGTCGTTGTGATGTCGTTGATGAATTGGTCAAAACCCCATAGCCAGTTTTCTTGCATAACTCCTCCTCTTTTTTTAAAGCATACTGTAAGTTCTTGTTTAAAATCTCTAGGTCTATACCCTGACATACCCTAATTCTTTCTTGTAGGCAAGCAATAGACTCCTTTACATCCATCAGATGATTTAGCCTTTTGCTCTTAGCTCTTTTGCTCATATTCCCTTTCTAGTTTTGGTTAAAAAATAGCCTGTTACTCTTAGCAATCCTGGTTTTTTGTGAAAAAACCAAACATCACTCCAAAAAGCCCGTTTTAAAAGGCTTTTCAGAGTTGCGTTTGTTAAATCTCGAAAGTTATTGAGTCGCTATCGAATGGAATTTTTTTATCTCCAACGATGACAAACCAAGAATAGTCTTTCTGAACTACTCCAAAGCGACTGGCTGCGTAGGTGTTTGCAAATTGATTCATGCGTAGTTTTGTAGTTCTTGACTTCCAACCGCCCGTTTTAAGGGTGATTACATTACCCAATTGAGAGGCAACCTCAGTCCCTCTATAAATACCCACTAAAGCCCCGTCATGATTGCGGATAGTTGTAGTCTCTACACCTCTGAAAATTTGAGTTTGTGCCATGTTTATGCCTCTTTTGGTTGGTTTGATTGAATAAAAGCCTCGCAACACCGCTTTAGGATGTCGTTTGCCTCGTCCAAGGGAAGATATCCCTCGTCAAATTGCTCGTAGATGTCATTGACTGAGCAAAATAGATCGTCAATTGTGAATGGTTCGCTCATACTTCCTCCGATTCTTCTACCCATGAACGGATGTCTTCTTGCAGTTGTTCAACTCTGTAAATTCCATTGGCGATATCTTGGAGCATATCTATAAACTCAAAGCGAGAAAAATCGCTCCCTAACCATGCCTCTACCTGATTAAATGTAATTGGTTTCATACTTCCTCCTTTTGTTTGCAAATGACCCCTTTCGGGGTTTCGGGTATTAAACCCATCCTCAGATTTGCTTTTTTAACAACTTGTCCCATATAGAATCTAACAAAGCCTCCTTTTCTATTTCGGTAAATGCGTTGGAAACATCCACTCCAAGATTCAAATAGATGTAGTCATAAGCCTTTGTGAGTGCATCTACTGCAATCTTTTCTACTGCCTCGTTGGTTGGTTCGTGCCAATTTTTCATGCTATCTCCTTGATTGGTTCTCTATCCCTTAAACACTCGCCCGAATTGATCTCCTGAACTCGTATATCAGCCCATTGCTCAAACCATTTCGGCTCAAGGTTGTAAGCCTTTGCGTGTGCCTTAAGTCCCTTGTGGAGCGTTCCTATAGCCTCGTTGTAAGTTGCTCCGATGGCTTGAAAATCAAAACTCCGACTATGTGCCTCTGCGTAGTAGATCTTCATACCTCCTCCTTATTGAATTGAATCTCTGCCGATACATAAGCCTTGATCATCTCAAGAATTTCTTCCCCATTCTGCCATTCCATGTCGAAGAACTGAGAGGCAACATCGCCATTAGTTATCTTCAATTGGTTTTGAACCGATAAGCACATATCGGATAAGGCTTGCTCTGCGATTTGTTGAATTTGTTCTTTGTTCATACTTCCTCCGTTGTTAAATCAATCTCAAATGAATCAATCATTTCGCCCCACATACATTCTTCTTCGTTTCCGTCATAAATACCCACAAGCATATCTATATCAAAACGGTGATCACATCCACCACCGCAAGTAATGACGATGTATTGACCTGTAGGCAATTTTTTAACCCAAGCGGTGCAATTACCCCCTGTGTGTTCAATGTAAAAACCCTGTTCTTTTAAGTCTTTCATGCTTGCTCCTTGGTTAGGTTGTTAGCCTTGATATAGGCTAGAACTTCGTTTAAATCGTCCGACTCCATTAAGTGATCAGAATCACCATACTCACCAACTACTAAAACAAACTGCTTTCCTCCGCACTCCCTTTCTTCGGGGTTTGATTCTTGAAACCAAATGCGGAGCATCTTCTCTCCTCCTAATGGATAGTCTAAGGATGGGCAAGAGTCGTTATGCCATGAGTTGTCCTCCCAACCTTTGCCCAAATCAGGAAGGTTATAGGCAAAATCGGGGAATTCGTTTTTATAAGTCATACTTCCTCCTTAAATCCACTCGTGGCGAAATTGTTTATTGGGATTAACGGCTCTTAAAATGTTGTGGACAATATGAAAACCCATATCCATTCCACATCCACGAACGACAAGCCCGTTGTGTTTGCCTTGCTTAAGTCCTAACGCTTTTCCAACCAACCAATCAAGGTGAATGATTCTTCCAGCATCAATCATTTTTATGCTGATCTCTCTTTGCATACCCGATGAAGATACATGGCGGATAACTGTGTAAATGGTATCGCTTTGGATATCACGCAAAATGTTATCCAACTCGACTCTTGCTTGCTCTTGTTCTTTTTTCATAAATTCCTCTTATATTTGAATGAATGCAAACACCAAAGCGGTGATAGTGCATAGGGATACAACTGCTACAAACTGAATAAAATCTTTATCTTCCATAACTTCTCCTCTTTTGCAATACATTAAAAAAAACTACATATTGAGATACTACACCCAAACCATAGTCGAGTGCAAATCCCGACTAAAGTTTGGGGTTATTACTCAAAGGCCCCAAGCTATTCGCCCGACTCCTTTTGCCCAAATAAAGCCTTGACGATGCAATCAGCCAAGACTAACTGGCTCTTAGTAGGTAACTCAGGGAAGTAGTCAACTACATAGGCATAAGCCATCTTTAAGCGGATCTCTGAGCGGTCTTCTATTACTGTTGTTTGTGTATCCAAGATGTTTAATCTCCATTAGGTTTAAAAAGTGCTACATACATAAGACGATCGACTGTCCAAAAACTTAGGGCAATTCATCCTCTTATCTATAAAGACGAGAGAGAAAGCAAAAAGTGAGGGTCAATTAAAAATATATTTTTTGGCGGTTTTCCAGGATTCCGGAGGTTTGCTGCCTCAAACGAAAAAGCCCGATAGCCTTATAGGAGAACGGCTTAGATACTTATGCAGTAGGAGAGAACACAGAGCATAGGAGACTTACTTAGGTATGAGAGTCCACAGAAAAACAAAGCATCGCCTTTTAAGCACTGTATACATATACAGTCTTTATGCTATCATTATCCCAATACCAAATAAATACCCAATCAATGAAACTTCACAGACTAACGAGAAAACAGATCAGAGAGCAATTGGATCAAGTACCGATCACGGAGATTCTCGGAGTACCGAAACGCAATCTAACCCACAAACAACAGGAATTTTGTAAGCATATGGCTAAGGGAGAAACAGGTGCAGAGAGTTATCGTAAGGCTTATGGGAGCGAGGGAGCGAAGGCTAGACCGAAGGTCGCTGGTAATCGTGCATCTAAGTTGAAAGATCGTGAGGTAATACAGAGGGAGATCGAGGCGATTAGGGTAGCTCTGGAGTTCGAGAAATCACATACCACCCAACAATTAAGAGCGTTGGTGGTATCTCAGCTTACAAAAGAGGCGTTAGATCCCGATAACAACGCAAACGCTAGGCTCATCGCTCTGCGTAGCTTGGGAACGGTGGCTGGTGTCGATGCCTTCCAACACATTAGCCAGTCAACAATCATTAAGGATTCAACAGAGAGCCGAGCCGAACTCATGGACAAACTAAAACAAGTCATGGCGGACAATATGCGGACGATTGATCATGAGCCTGACGATGCGGACGCTCTGCTCGCTCTGATTGCTGGTGGAAAGCCCGACCCCATCGAAAATTCCGAGTATTCCGACCCCACCGCAGCCCCATCCCCGTTTGACCAAAATTCGGGTACCGGTAACTTACATAGTATTCCAGACAAACAATCACAAACAAAACAGGGGCTACCCCTCGAAAACGAAAGCCATCTGGTAAATTTACCAGATACAGAAGACACCCCCCTAATGAAATCAAACACTTAGGGGTGGGGGGTATATGAAAAAAAATTACAAAGATATGACGCCCGCCGAACGAGCTGCCTTTAGAAAGCACTTGGTAGGAGTTAAAGCTCACCTTAAAAGGTTAGAAGAAAATGACTGAGCGCCAGGCTATCGTTTACGAGATGATTGACGAATGGTGGAAGAAGTTCGGCTATGCGCCCTCTATAGATGATGTCATGAACCAAACCAACTTTAAGGGGCGGGGGCATACGCACAGGATTATGAAGCAACTATGTGATTTAGGTCTCTGTAAAAGATTACCCAATCGGGCGAGAAGTATTAGACCTACCTATATGCGTGTCCATAAGTTAGAACGAGAATGAATATAGAAGAGATTATCAAAGGTTTACCGCCAGAAGAACAAGATTCTTTGTTCTCTATGGCGAAAGACTATATGGACTCTTTAGGTCGGGAAAAGGCTCAAACGGACTTTATGGAGTTTGTCCGTCAGATGTGGCCCGGATTTGTAAACGGCCCTCACCATAAGATTATGGCTAAAAAGTTCCAAGAGATAGCCGAAGGCAAATGTAAAAGACTTATCATTAATATGCCTCCCCGCCATACCAAAAGTGAGTTTGCATCGTATATGCTTCCCGCATGGTTCTTAGGAAAGTATCCTAGTAAGAAGATTATTCAATGTTCTAATACCGCAGAATTAGCGGTCGGTTTTGGTAGGAAAGTGAGGAACCTAGTTGGTAGCGATGCATACTCAAAGATATTCCCGAATGTCGCTCTTAAGTCTGATAGTAAGGCTGCTGGTCGTTGGGCTACTAATGCCGATGGCGATTACTTCGCTATTGGTGTTGGCGGTACTGTTACAGGTAAAGGAGCTGATCTGCTCATTATTGACGATCCGCACTCGGAGCAAGAGGCGGCGATAGCAGCCACTAACCCAGAAGTCTACGATAAGGTTTATGAATGGTACTCATCAGGTCCTCGTCAACGACTTCAACCAGGTGGTGCCATTATTGTCGTTATGACCCGCTGGAGTCTAAGAGACTTAACGGGCAAGATTTTAAAGTCTTCCATTGAGCGTGACGGGGATATGTGGGATGTGATTAACTTCCCCGCCATTTTGCCAAATGAAGAACCTTTGTGGCCGGCATTCTGGCCGTTAAAAGAACTTCTTGCCTTAAAAGAAGAACTTCCTGTTTCTAAATGGAATGCCCAGTATCAGCAAAGCCCTACGAGTGAAGAGGGCGCCCTTGTTAAAAGAGAGTGGTGGAAGCTTTGGGAGTCAGATCGTCCTCCGCAATGTCAATTCATTATCCAATCTTGGGATACCGCCTTTACCAAGAACGAACGGTCAGACTACTCAGCCTGTACGACTTGGGGTGTCTTTTACAAGGACGAAGATGAAATGCAACCCAATATCATCTTGCTTGATGCTTTTAAAGAAAGACTTGAGTTTCCAGAATTAAAGGAGCGGGCGATCAGAATGTATAAAGAATGGGAACCCGATGCGTTTATCGTAGAGGCTAAGGCGTCTGGTGCCCCGCTTATATTTGAATTGCGGCGCATGGGTATCCCTGTATCAGAGTTTACACCTACTCGTGGCAATGATAAGATAGCTCGATTAAATTCGGTAACAGATTTGTTTGCATCCGGCAAAGTGTGGGCGCCGGGAACAAGATGGGCTGATGAAGTGATGGAAGAGATGGCGGCATTCCCAAACTCGGATCACGATGACTTAGTGGATAGCTCCACACAAGCATTGATTCGTTTTCGGAAAGGCGGTTTTATTTCTCTACCTTCAGATGACCAAGACGAACCACAATTTTACAGACGGAAGGCTGCGTACTACTAATGGTTGAATTACGCAAAGGCTTTAAAACTGAAGAAGAAGCAATAGCTTTTAAAAAAACTATTGTGGGAGATTACGAAATTGTTGGTCTATATGAGGGAATCTTCCCAGGACCAGCATTTGCATACTTTTTAAGAGAGATAGAACATGCCAATTGATAAAGCACTATACCAAGCCCCAGTCGGAATCGACACACTGGCAGAACAAGAACCTGAGATGGAGATCGAAGTAGTTGATCCAGAATCAGTAACGATTGGTATAGATGGACTCGAAATTGAAATCGAGCCAACTGAAGAGGGCGAAGATGACTTTGATGCCAACTTAGCGGAATACATGAGCGAAGGCGATTTATCTTCTATTACTGGAGATTTAATCGGCGATTTTGATAATGACATCTCTTCCCGCAAAGACTGGATTCAAACCTATGTAGATGGATTAGAACTCTTGGGTCTGAAGATCGAAGAGCGAACTGAACCATGGGAAGGTGCTTGTGGAGTATTCCATCCATTGCTATCAGAAGCAGTAGTCAAGTTCCAAGCTGAAACCATGATGTCTACTTTCCCAGCTTCTGGGCCAGTAAAGACACAGATCATTGGTAAAGAAACACCAGAAAAGAAACAAGCATCCGAAAGAGTAACGGCTGATATGAACTATCAGTTGACAGATGTTATGCAAGAATATCGCCCAGAGCATGAAAGAATGTTATGGAGTTTAGGTATTGCTGGTAACGCATTTAAGAAGGTTTACTTTGATCCTTCTTTAAATCGTCAAGTGTCTATGTTTGTTCCTGCCGAAGACATAGTCGTTCCTTACGGCGCTTCAAACCTAGAGTCAGCAGATCGTGTAACCCATGTAATGCGCAAGACTGAAAACGATTTACTCCGCCTTCAGCATTCGGGTTTCTACCGAGATATAGACTTAGGTACTCCTGATAATGTCTTAGACGAAGTAGAAAAGAAAATTGCAGAGAAACTTGGCTTTAGAGCTACCTCTGATGATCGTTATAAAGTTTTAGAAATGCACGTTAACCTAGACTTACCGGGTTACGAGCATACCGATGATGAAGGAGAGCCAACAGGTATTGCTCTTCCTTATGTTGTAACAATTGAAAAAGGATCAAACACTGTATTAGCGATCCGCAGAAATTGGAACCCAGAAGATGAAACTCATAAAAAGCGTCAGCACTTTGTTCACTACGGATACATTCCGGGCTTTGGTTTCTATTGTTTCGGTCTCATCCATCTTATCGGCGCTTTTGCTAAGTCTGGTACTTCTATACTACGCCAGCTTGTCGACGCTGGATCTCTCTCAAACTTGCCGGGTGGCTTTAAGACCCGTGGCTTGCGAGTTAAAGGCGACGACACACCGATAGCTCCAGGTGAATTCCGTGATGTAGACGTTCCATCAGGCACGATGAAAGACAACATCATGCCATTGCCATACAAAGAACCTTCAATGGTTCTGGCTGGTTTGTTAGATAAGATCGTTGACGAAGGTCGTCGCTTTGCTTCTGCTGCCGATATGAAGGTTGCAGATATGTCAGGGAATACCCCAGTAGGGACAACCCTAGCAATCTTGGAAAGAACGCTCAAAGTAATGTCTGCGGTACAAGCCCGTATTCATTATTCAATGAAGCAAGAGTTCAAGCTACTCAAGAAGATTATTGCTGACTACACTCCAGAAGACTATAGCTACGAGCCGTCTGAAGGTCGCCGTTCTGCCAAGAAGTCTGACTATGATGATGTAGATGTCATTCCAGTAAGCGATCCTAATGCAGCAACAATGAGCCAGAAGATTATGCAGTATCAAGCTGCCCTTCAGTTAGCTCAGTCAGCGCCACAACTTTATAACTTGCCACTACTGCACCGTCAGATGCTTGATGTTCTTGGATTAAAGGATGCTAACAAGTTAGTACCAATGCCAGATGACCAGAAACCAAGAGATCCAATCTCTGAGAATATGGCTGCATTTAAGATGGAACCATTGAAGGCATTTATTTATCAAGATCATCAGGCGCATATTACTGTCCATATGGCAGCAATGCAAGATCCTAAGATTATGCAGACGATGGGTCAAAACCCTAATGCTCAAATGATCATGGGCGCAATGATGTCACATATCCAAGAACACGTTGGATACGAATACCGTCGCCTGATGGAAGAGATGATTGGTGTTCCAATCCCTTATTCAGAAGAAGACGACTACGAAGTACCAGAAGAAGTTGAATTACAGATTGCTCGCTTGGCAGCTCCTGCAGCTCAGAAGTTACTGCAACAAAGCCAATCACAAGTTGCACAGCAACAAGCACAACAGCAAGCGCAAGATCCGTTATTGCAGATCCAGCAAGCTGAATTGCAAATCAAGCAACAAGAAGCACAAACATCTCAACAAAAAGTTCAGATTGATGCACAAGCTAAAGCAGAACAAATGCAAATTGAGCGGGAACGTATAGCTTCTCAAGAGCGTATTGCTGCTATGCAGAATCAAGCTAAAGTTGAAAAAGATCGTACTCAACTCTCTATTCAAAGTGAGATTGAACATGCGAAGCTTGCGGTGGACATCGGCAAGCACAGTCAACAGATGTCCAAAGAGAAGGAGCAACCAACGAAAGGTAGTTAATGGATCCTTTAGATGTAGTACTCAAAGAAGCTAGAGACCGAATTGAGATGCTCAGTGAGGCATTAAAAAGAGGTAGCTGCACGAGTTTTGAGGAATATAAGTACACATGCGGTCAGATTCGAGGTCTAGAGTCCGCATGCGCAATAACCCTAGACCTTCAGAAAAATATGGAGAACTCCGATGAGTGACCAATTAGCATTAGATAGAGCAGTAGATTTATCAGCATTACTGGATAAAGCTCCAGAAGAAAAAGCACAGCAACTCCCTATTCCTTCAGGATATCGCATCCTTTGCGCTATTCCAGAAGTGGAAAATGAGTATGACAGCGGTCTATTAAAAGCAGACCAAACCATTAACTATGAAGAAAAGCTGGCAACAGTACTATTCGTGGTCGAAATGGGGCCGGATTGCTACAAAGATGAGAAACGATTCCCCAACGGAGCATGGTGTCAAAAGGGTGATTTCGTAATTGTCAGACCAAACGCTGGAACACGCCTGTTAATTCATGGTCGTGAGTTCAGAATGATCAATGATGACGTTGTGGAAGCCGTAGTTCAGGATCCACGTGGCATCACACGTGCTTAAGGAGCTATAAATGGCTGAAAATAAAATGGAATTAGAAGAATTCGAGTTTCCAGACGAAGTAAAGGCTAAACCCGATACTGAATCTAGTGATGACTTTGAAATTGAGATTGAAAATGACGTCCCTCCCCAGGATCGCAACCGTAAGGCTGTAAATCCAGAGGTAGTTGAAGCTTTAGAAGAAGAAGATCTAGAGAAATTCAACAATGACCAGAATACCGCCTTGAAAGAAGCGAAAAAGGTCTACCATCAGGAGCGTCGTGAGAAGGAAGCGGCTATTCGTGAGCAACAAGAAGCGATTAACCTAGCTAAAAAAGCGTTGGCTGAGAACAAAATGCTCAAAGAACGACTCCATAACGGCGAATCTGTGTATGTTGATACAGTAAAACATGCAGCATTGTCAGAATTAGAGTCAGCAAAGCAAGATTTCAAGCTGGCATATGAGTCTGGTGACGCTGATAAGCTATTAGAAGCCCAAGAACGCATGACAAATGCGAAGTTTCGGATGGATAAAGCAGAAAATTATCAACCACAGTTTAAAAAAGCTTCTCAAGAAGAACAATTTGATGTACAAATACCACAACCGCAAGTAAATGCGCCTGATCGTAAAGCTGTTGCATGGCAAAAGCAGAACGATTGGTTCGGATCCGATGAGGAAATGACCAGTTTGGCGCTTGGATTGCACGAGAAATTGGTACGAAATGGGGTCCCGGCTGGATCTGATGAGTACTACGAAAGCATTGATAAAACGATGCGCAAACGTTTCCCAGAGAATTTTGATGGGGAGCAAGAAGTAGAGACTGAAGAACCCGCTAAGGTTAATCGGCCTAAAGCTAGTACGGTCGTCGCTCCGGCAACCAGAAGTACGTCTCCGAAAAAGATTCGTATTAGTAAAACCCAAGTCGCATTAGCGAAAAAACTGGGTTTAACCCCAGAGCAGTATGCCCGTGAACTAACTAAATTGGAGGCCCAAAATGGCTGAAGCAAGAATAAAACGTGATGTAGATACTAGAGCAACTTTTGAACGTCCTCAACAGTGGGCGCAACCTGAGTTACTTCCTGAGCCTGATAAAGAGGCTGGGTATTCATATCGCTGGGTACGTGTTGCAAATTTGAACACTGCTGATCCACGCAATCTTTCCGCTAAATTACGGGAAGGTTGGGAGCCAGTGCGCATTGAAGAACAACACAAATTTCAACTGTTAGTTGATCCTCAAAGTCGTTTTAAAGACAACATTGAGATCGGCGGCTTGTTATTGTGTAAGACACCAACTGAGTTTGTAGAGCAGCGTAACGCTTATTACGCCAAGCAAAGCGCATCTCAGACTGATGCAGTAGACAATAACTTGATGCGTCAAAGCGACCCAAGGATGCCACTCTTTAAAGAGAACAAATCCTCGACTAGCTTTGGCAAAGGTAATAACTAACTTTTTTTAACTTATTAGGAGAATTAAATGGCTTATCCAACCGTTTCTGCTCCCTACGGTCTTGACCCTGTTAACCGTGTAGACTTTATGCCATATGCTGGCGCAACTCGTCTACTGCCGATTGCTAGTACTTATAATACTGCGATCTACAACGGTGACATCGTCATGGTCAAAGGTGGCAATATCATCAAATCGAACGTAACTGTCGATTCCACAACTGACAATACAGCGAACCTCACTTATGGTGTGTTCATGGGTTGCCAGTACGTTAACTCACAAAGTCAGCTAGTTCAAGCTCAGTATTACCCAGGTAATGCTGCTGCAACTTCTGCTACTGCGTATGTAGTTGACGACGCTATGGCTGCATTTAAAGTAGCAATTACCTATTCTGGTAACGCTACTGTTACTACTGCTAACGCATCTATTGTTGGTACTAATATGTCCATCGTTCAAGGTACTGGTTCTTCCACTACTGGTAACTCTGGCTTGTCAGTTTCTGCACCAGTAGTTGGTACAGGTAATGCTGCTGCTTGGCCTGTTCGTGTAATTAACGTAGTTCCAGCAACAGCAGTTAATGCAACCGCCTTCACAGAAGTTATCGTGAAGTTAAATAACCCACAAATTCTGTTGCCAGCGGCACAGAACTACGTCTAATAAAGGAGCTTTAAATGGCTATTTCACGTGCACAGCTCCTCAAAGAGCTACTCCCAGGACTCAATGCCTTGTTTGGACTTGAGTACGCTCGCTACGGCGAAGAACACAAAGAGATCTATGAAACAGAGACCTCTGAGCGTTCATTTGAAGAAGAAACAAAACTGTCAGGTTTCTCTGCAGCTCCTGTTAAAAACGAAGGCTCAGCCATCGCTTATGACAATGCTCAAGAAGCATGGACAGCTCGCTACAACCACGAAACTATTGCCTTGGGCTTTAGCTTGACTGAAGAAGCAATCGAAGACAACCTCTACGATTCTTTATCAGCTCGTTATACCAAGTCTTTGGCTCGTGCTATGGCTTATACCAAGCAAGTTAAAGCTGCTGCTGTATTGAATAACGGCTTCACTACCGGTTATAACGGTGGCGACGGCGTTCCTCTGTTCAGCTCATCACACCCATTGGTATCTGGCGGTACAAACAGCAATCAACCAGCTACGGCTGCCGACTTGAATGAGACTTCTTTGGAAGCCGCTGTCATTCAAATCGCTGCTTGGACTGATGAGCGTGGTTTGTTAATCGCTGCTAAGCCTAAGAAATTGGTTGTTCCACCTGCATTACAGTTCGTGTCAACTCGTTTGCTCGAAACTGAATTGCGTGTTGGTACAAACGATAACGATATCAACGCTATCAAGAACAATGGTTCTGTCTCTGAAGGTTACGCTGTTAACCACTTCTTGACCGATACAAATGCTTGGTTCCTGACAACTGATGTTCCAAACGGTATGAAGCATTTCGTTCGTACTCCTTTGAGCAACAGCATGGACGGCGATTTCGACACTGGTAACGTTCGTTACAAGTCTCGTGAGCGTTATAGCTTCGGTTGGTCTGATCCACTAGGAATGTTTGGATCTGCTGGCGCTTAATCAAAGCCCCCCAGCAACAAGAAAGCCCCACCCTACCCGGTGGGGTTTTTCTTTATAAAGCTTGCACTTATTTATAAATGTAGTAATATTCAAGAAACCGGGAAAACCGGCTTGTTAAACTGTCCCGGCAGATGCATACACTATTAACAGGCCTGATCTTTGTATGAAGGACAATTTATTATGGCATTATCTACAACCTCAGCCGTATGGCGCTCGACAGGTGGCGATCAAACTCGTACCGCTTTTGCTGGCTCTATGCACATGGCTGCTCAGTTTTACATCGCTAACACTTCTGCTACTTCAAACGTAGTAGTATCTTCAGCTTCTGGCGCTCCAGCTTTGATTCTGCCAGCTAACGCTGTTGTTACTGACGTTATCATCACCAATGGTTCTACTGGCGCAAACTCTACATGTAACATTGGTTTTACACCATTGGTTTCTGTAGGTCCTGGTCAAGCTACAACTTTAGGTACTAATGTTCCTGCAGGTTTAGTAAACAACGCCAACTTAGTAACTCGCACTACTATTTCTGTTGGTTCAACAGGCCAAGGTACAGCATTAGGTAACGTAGCTAACTCAACTAACTTAGTTTTAGTTACTTCTGCTATCGGTACTGCTGGCGCTGTTGGTGGTCCTGTAACTGGTATTATTCAATACTACGTAGCTGACAACGGTCAACAAAACGTTTAATTAATCTAGGGGGATTCGTCCCCCGCTTAAATCTTAAGGAGATTAATTATGATGCAAACTGACGTTAAATCGGCTCACCAATCGGTTGCTGGATTTTTAGTTCCAGCTATTAGAACTCGTGTCAAACAAATTACATATTCTGGTAATGGATCACAAGCTGGCGCACTCATGCTTTTTGATACAACAGTAGCTCCAACTACAGCTAGTTATTCTAAAACTGCTAACGTTGTAACAGTTAGCTCTACAGCCCACGGACTTTCTAATGGCGCTATAGTAGGTATTGGGTATTTAAGTGCTACAGGAAATTCAGCAACAGACGGTAATTATGCAATTTCTAATGCTTTAGCGAATACTTTTAACATTACAGACATTAATTTAGTATCTAACGTAAGTGGCGGTACAGGTTGTTATTTTGTAGCGAATGGTAATACTTGGATTACTTCATTTGATACTTTAACTAGCCAAACTTCAACACAACAAGTTAGCATTCCTGGTGAAGGTGTTTTAGTGCAAAATGGTTTGTATGCCCAAATGAACTCTATTGGTTTTGTAACTGTATTTTATGGCTAAGAAAAAAGGCCCTTCTCTAGCAGTTGGTAGAGGCGAGAAACTTCCCGTTTCTCAAGGGGCTGGTCTTACCGCTAAAGGTAGAGCGAAATACAATGCAGCTACAGGTAGCAATTTAAAAGCCCCACAACCTGAAGGCGGAGCAAGGAAGAAGTCGTTCTGCGCACGTATGTCTGGTATGCCGGGTCCTATGAAAGACGAAAAGGGTCGCCCTACTCGTAAAGCGGCTTCTTTAGCCAGATGGAAATGCAAATGACTTTAGACGAACAAACCCGCCTAGAGCTTATACAGTTAGTTAAAACGGCTGTTAGCGAAGCAGTAGATTCACACCCATTAAGTCCAGATGAAGTTCATTGGGTACGCATGGCTATACAAGCTGAGGCTGAAAGAGCTGAAGTGCGTAAAGCTATCATCAATAAAACTTTAGCTGGTTTAGTTTGGATTGGTATTGTTGCTACAGGCGGTTGGCTAGTTGATTACATATCAAGTCATTGGAAATAATATGCCAAGCAAATCTAAGAAGCAGCATAACTTTATGGCCGCTATTGCTCACTCACCAGAGTTTGCAAAGAAAGCTGGCGTACCTATGTCAGTTGGTAAAGATTTTATAACTGCCGATAAAGGCAAGAAATTTAAAGAAGGTGGAACCATGGCGCACAGTGAAAAAAGCGAAATGAAAGAAGATATTACGCAAGACAAAAAGCTTATTAAGAAAGCTTTTGGAATGCATGATAAGCAGTTACACGAAAGTAAGAAGACTAACTTAACTAAATTAAAAGGTGGTGGTATGGCTAAGGAAACAATGGGTCCACGCACAATGGCGATGGATGTAGAAAAAGGCTCAAACAAATTATTAGCTCATGGTGAATCCGCTGTTCAAAAGCGTGGCCACACTAAGGGCATGGAAGAGCGTGACTACAAAGTTGAAAAGATTCAAGGTGGCGCTAAAGGCGGCAAAGGCACATTTGGTGCAGCTCCTATTAAAATGGCTAAAGGTGGTATGTGTGGTGGTGGTAAAACCATGAAAAAAATGTCTACTGGTGGATCTGCATCTAGCCGTGCTGATGGTATTGCTGCCAAAGGCAAAACTCGTGGAAAGATTTGCTAATCATGCCATACGAAGAGACTGGCAAAGAGAAGCTTAAACGTGAAGCCTATTACAAGGCTAACAAAGAACGTGGTATTCGTGCTGAAAAACAGCAAGAGTACGAACGCTTTGGCACAACCGAGCAGAACATTCCACAGGTAAATCCTATGGGTGATGTTGTTACCCCTGCCGCCGCTGGTATGAAAAAAGGTGGTAAGGTTCGTGGTCACGGTTGCGAAACACGTGGAAAAACCAAAGGCACCATGATTACTATGTGTGGTGGCGGTTACGCTAAAGGCAAAAAATGAGACCATCTCGTGGAATGGGTGCAGTTATGCCTTCTAAGATGGGAAAGCCCGTAAAGAAAGCTCGTAGAGATAATACGGACTTTACTCAGTATGCTGAAGGTGGAGAAGTTTGGGATAAAAAGCGCCCTAAAGACTTAGGCGCTCCTAAGAAATTAGCTCCAGCAAAGAAAGCTAAAGCAAAAGCAATGGCTAAAGCTGCTGGTCGTCCGTATCCAAACCTCGTGGATAACATGAGAGCAGCAAGGAAAAAATAATGGCTACTAAGAATTGGATTAAAGACGCTATAAAGAAGCCTGGCGCACTGCGCAAAGAGCTTGGCGTTAAGGCTGGAGAAAAGATTCCAGCTAAGAAATTGGCGTCTGCAGCTAAGAAATCTGGTAAAATCGGTCAGCGAGCTAGACTTGCACAGACCCTTAAAGGCTTAAAATAATGAGTACAACAGGTACCACATCGTTTAATTTAGATGTAAACGATCTAATCGAAGAAGCATTCGAGCGCTGTGGTAAAGAGTTGCGTACTGGCTATGACTTTAAAACAGCCCGTAGATCTCTTAACCTGTTAACCATTGAGTGGGCTAACCGTGGTATTAACCTTTGGACAGTTGAACAGGGCGTTATTCCAATGGTTACAGGACAGGCTATGTATCCTATTCCTGTAGATACCATAGACCTTATGGATACTGTTATCCGTCAAAACAACGGTACATCTAACCAAATTGATATCAATATCAGCCGTATCGCTGAGCCGACCTATATAAGCCTGCCTAATAAGCTCGCACAGGGGCGCCCGATCCAAGTGTATATCAACCGTCAGTCAGGTCAAGAAAACGCCACAGACAAGCTTTTAGCGGCTAATATAAGCAGTTCCTCTACAACTATTACCTTATCATCTACCAATGGATTGGCTTCTGCTGGATTTATTAAGATTGGTACAGAAACAATCAGCTATCCAAATGTTAGCGGAAACCAACTTTTAAACTGCGCTCGTGGTCAAAATAATACGACTGCTGCAGCTCATATTACTGGTGCTGCCATTACAGTTCAGAACCTTCCGTCCATTAATGTATGGCCGACACCCAATGCACCTGGCAATCAGTACTTATTTGTTTATTACCGCCTGCGCCGCATCCAAGATGCTGGCTCTGGTGTGTATGTACAAGATATTCCATTCCGCTTTATTCCTTGCATGGTTGCTGGATTAGCTTATCAATTGGCAACAAAATTGCCAGACGTAGATATGAACCGCATCCCAATGTTAAAAGCAGATTACGAACAACAATTCCAAATGGCAGCAGATGAAGATCGTGAGAAAGCTCCGATTCGATTTGTGCCTAGAATGTCGTTCTATGGCGGAGGAGGCCGTTAACCATGCCGAATCAGTTTGCTTCGGGTAAATGGGCAATTGCAGAGTGCGATAGATGTGGTTTTAGGTACATGCTAAAAGAGCTTAGAACGGAGGTTGTAAAGACAAAGCCGTTCAAGATTAAAGTTTGTAGATCATGTTGGAACCCAGATCAACCTCAGTTACAATTGGGTATGTATCCGGTAAACGACCCGCAAGCGGTTCGAGAGCCTCGTCCTGACGTAAGTTATTTGCAGTCTGGTACTAATGGTTTACAGATTAATTTAACTGGTATTGGTCCAGATGGACTAGGCAACCCAGATATGGGTAGTAGGATCTTCCAGTGGGGATGGAACCCTGTCGGTGGATCAAGGTTATTTGACAATGGTTTAACGCCAAATGACTTGATAGGTAACACACAACTTGGTACAGTATCGGTTAGCATAACTTAGGAGTCATTATGACATTCAAAAAAGCAGCAGACGGAGTAACAAAAACAGGAAAAACCAAAGGTAAAAACCTTGGCGATTCAGGCCCAAATGTTGCCATTCAAACTGGCAAAAGTTCTAAAGGTGCATCTACCGTTACTGGCGCAGCAATGAAAGCTGTAGGCCGTAACCTAGCTCGTGCTAAAAATCAGGAGTAATCATGGCTACTAATAAATCAGTTAAACCTACCAAAGCGGATAAGTATCCGTTAGGTCATGCTAAAGAAGCTAAAGACGCAAGCACTTGGTCATATAAGTTTCCAGAAAGTACTGGCACAGCCAAAGACATTGGTGTTTATGCCCAACCTGCGCCAAATAAAATGAGTGCAGATATTGGATATCAAACAAATCCAAATACACTCAAAGCTGATGAACACACTCCTGGTGGAATGCCAGCAATGCGTGTTTCTATTAGTAACAATACTCGTGGTCCTAAGACTGAGGGTGTTACTATGCGTGGTTATGGCGCTGCAACCAAAGGTATTAAGTCTAGAGGCCCAATGGCATAATGAATTACAGTGAACTTTTTCAGCAAGTACAAGCGTATACAGAGAATATATTTCCTGATACGCTAGTAGAGCTATCTGGAAGTGCTAACTCTAGCTTGGTTAATGTAACCACGCAGATTAACACTTTCATTCAGCAGGCTGAAGAACGTATATACAATACTGTTCAAATTCCTTCTTTGCGTAAGAATGTTACTGGCAATTGCTCTAGTACTAGCAAGTACTTAGCTTGCCCTAATGACTATCTGTCAACATATTCATTGGCTGTTATTCAGGAAGATGGTAGTTACGAATACTTACTTAACAAAGATGTTAACTTTATTCGTCAAGCATATCCAGATCCTACTGCTACTGGTTTGCCTCGTTATTATGCTTTGTTTGGATCTAGATTAAATGATCCTAATGAGCTAACCTTTATTCTTGGTCCTACACCTGACGCTGCTTATGGTGCTGAGTTGCATTATTTCTATTATCCAGAATCAATTGTTACCGCTGGTACTTCATGGCTTGGTGATAACTATTCTCCTGCCTTGTTGTATGGAACGCTTGTTGAAGCGTATACCTACATGAAAGGTGAAGTAGATATGCTTAGTGCATACAACACTAAGTATCAAGAAGCATTACAACAGCTTAATCGTTTAGGAACAGGACTTGAAAGAGGCGACGCCTATAGAGACGGGCAAGCTAAGATTAAAGTAAACCCGTAACACCACTTATTTAGGAGTAAAAAATGGCAATAACCCAAGCAATGTGTGACTCGTTTAAGGTGCAAATCCTTAGCGGTCAACAAAACTTAGTATCAGGCGCAAGCCCTGTATATAAATTAGCTTTGTACACTAGTTCAGCAACATTAAGTAATGCAACAGCTACTTATACTACGCTGAACGAAGTGTCTAGCTCTGGCTCTAATTACACTGCCGGTGGTAATACACTGACAATTAGTGCAAGCCCAGCTAGTACAGGTAACGTAGCATTCATGTCTTTTGCAAATAGCTCATGGACAAATGCAAACATTACTGCTAACGGCGCTTTGATTTATAACAGCACTGCGAATACAGCAGTTGCGGTATTGGCTTTTGGCGCAGATAAAACTGCTACAAATGGTACTTTTACTGTTATTTTCCCAACTGCCGACTCTACAAACGCTATCATCCGTATCGCCTAATAGGAGCCTGACGTGGCTCTTATTCTTTCGGATCGTGTAAAGGTCAATACCACTACAACTGGTACTGGCACGGTTGTTCTTGCGTCTACTGCACCGACTGGCTATCAGTCTTTTGCAGTTATTGGGGATAACAATACAACTTACTACACCATTGCTGGTCAAACGACTTCAGAATGGGAAGTAGGTATTGGCACGTACTATTTAGCCAACAGTTCTTTATCTAGAACCACAATCCTTGCATCAAGTAATGCTAATGCTGCCGTAACATTTAGCGCTGGAACAAAAGATGTATTTGTTACTTATCCTGCTGAAAAGTCTGTTAACTATGACGCAAGCAATTTAGTAACATTTACAGATACAGCGTTTGTACTTGCAAACGCAACCGATTCTACTAAAAAAGCTAAGTTTGACGCATCTGGTATTAATACAGGGCAAACAATTCTTTATACATTACCACAACCTCCAGCTAATGCGGCTGCATCTACACTGGTTGATTTGCAGTCTACTCAAGCAATTAATGGTGCAAAAACATTTACGGGTTTAAATCAAAACTTTGGATCGTCGACAGGCAATACAACAACAAACATAGCATACGGTGCGGCAGCTAGCGGAAACACAAAAACAGTTAATATAGGAACTGCTGGTTTATCAGGATCTATAACAAATATTACGGTTGGATCTGCGAATAGTACGACTACTACGGTCTATGGTAATGTATTAGTAAACCAAGTTCTAACAGTTGGTGCTAACTCCGCTTTAGGTGGCGTTACAAACCCAGTTGTTGCTATGACTGGAAGTGCTAATAACTATATTCAAGGATATATTTACAACCTAAGTAACCTAGCATATTCTTCTGCGGATATGGTTGTTTATCCAAACAATGGTACGGATACTGCTGGTTGGGTTGACATGGGTATTACAAGCTTGGCATACAACCAAGCAGCGTACGCTGTAACAGGCCCAAATGAAGGCTATATCTTCATGTCTGCGCCAGCAAATACATCATCTGGTAACTTGGTATTTGCAACCGATTCTACTGGCGCTGTCAATGCAATGCAGTTTTACACTGGCGGTTTTGCTCAGACTAAAGCTAACGTAGCAATGACATTGAGCAACGCCGGAACATTGACTGTTAAAGGTTCAATTAAAGCAAACTCTACTGGCTTTATATTTCCAGATAATACAACTCAGTCAAGCGCAGCGGTAAGTCCATATGCTGGTAATAGCTCAATTGTTTTAAACAACGTAAACATTACTTCAAATGCAAACATAGCCGCTGGCCAAAACGGATTTTCAGTAGGTCCAGTAACAACTGCAAATGGTGTATCTGTAACCATTGCTAGCGGACAACGATGGGTGGTTATCTAAATGTCTACCATTACTATTGGAAACGGCGTTGCTAATGCTGTAACCTATACGGCAGATACAACTGGAAACTTGGTGTTTACTGCTACGGGTGGAGTAGTTAATGCATCTTCTATGAACGGTGCTGTTGCAATACCGTCTGGTACAACTAATAATAGACCTACTGGTGTAAACGGAATTATTCGATATAACACATCAACAGCTAATCTTGAAGCCTATGTCGGCGGATCTTGGGTAACTTTTCCTTAATTATGTCTACTATTAGCACAGGAAACACCACATCTACAGCCATTGTTATTACTGGTGATACAACCGGTAATTTGGTTTTGTCTGCTACAAGCAATCTTGTTAGCATGAGTACAAATACTGGCGGTTTTGCATGCCCTACGGGAACTACAGCTCAACGCCCTGCGTCCCCAACCAACGGCATGATTAGATATAACACCGATTCTGGATATGGTTTAGAAGGTTATATTGGTGGCGCATGGACGACTATTAAATCAGCTACATACACGGCTCAATATTTAGTGGTTGCTGGTGGTGGTAATGGTGGTGGACCCGGCGGTGGCGCTGGTGGTCGTTTAACTAGTACTGCAACATTAACTCCTGGAACCGTATATACCATCACTATTGGTGGTTCTGCGTCAAACTCTAGTATTACTGGATCTGGATTGTCTTCAATCATTGCTGTTGGTGGTGGTAGTGGTAACGGTAATGGTGGTTCTGGTGGTGGTGAAGATAGAAACCAAGGCACTAGAGGCACTGGATACGGTACTGGTATTCCGGGACAAGGTAATAATGGTGGTTTAAGAGATGGAACAATTGGTAACGCTAACGGTGGTGGCGGTGGAGCTGGTGCTGTTGGAGGAGATGGTTCTGGTACAACCGGCGGTGCTGGCGGTGCTGGATCGGCTAACCCAATAACTGGATCTACTGTTGGTCAAAATTCAGGCGGAACATACTATATTGCTGGTGGTGGCGGAGGCGGAGGTCTTGGCGCTGGCGGTGCTGGTGGTTTAGGTGGTGGTGGCGCAGGAACAACAAGTACTGGAGGCGGTAACGGAACGGCTAATACTGGTGGCGGTGGTGGAGGTATTATTGCAAGCGGTCCCGGTAACGGCGGTTCTGGTGTAGCCGTACTTTCTGTACCAACGGCAAGCTACTCAGGAGTGTATACAAACGCTACAATTACTACTTCTGGTTCTAATACACTACTTACATTTACAACTAGCGGTACATATACAGCTTAAAAGGAGCAATAAAACATGTCATATTTTGCAAAATGCGAGGCAACTTCAGAAGCCTCTAAGTTCTTAGTAACTGAAGTTATCGCTGCGGATCAAGAATTTGTTGATGGGCAACCTGGTTTTTGGGTACAGACGTCATACAACACTTATGGAAACGTGCATTACGCACCATCTCCTCCCGCAGAACCTCATACACCTGATGGCGGAATCCCACTCCGTGCTAACTATGCGGGTATTGGTTTTACATACGATAACTCTTATGTTATTGACGGCGTTGTTGGTGTGTTTTATGCACCGCAGCCATACCCATCTTGGATCTTAAATACTTCAACCTTCTTATGGGAAGCTCCAGTACCTTATCCAACAGATGGCGGCGTATACACATGGGATGAAGCTACTCAATCTTGGGTTTTAGTAACACCTTAAGGACTTGCCATGACGGTTATTGTTGACGGAACAAATGGAATAACTTCTTCGGGTGGCGATACAAATGCAACTTTGTCTTCAAGCACGTCTATTACAACCCCTATATTAAAATCTACTACCGCAAACGCAGCAACATTTCAAAATACTAGCGGTGTACAGATAGGTATATTGTGTCGTGCTTGGATTTATTTGTATGACAATGGGACTACTGTAACCATCAACAATTCGTTTAATGTTGCAAACGTAACTCGCACCGCTACTTGTGACTATACGATTAACTTTACTAATGCTATGCCATCCGCTAACTATGCGGTTGTTGGTACTGCTGGTTTAAATACAACGTCTATGCGTAACGTAGCATTACCTTGGAATACAACCCCTCCTGGTACTGGTTCTTTTAGAATACAAATTGTGACTGCTGACGGTTCTTTAGGCCCTAATGGTGTACTCTGTGTATCTGTTTTTGCATAGCTTATGTCCACAATCAATGCACAAGCCGGAAATTCTTCATCCATCTCAGCTATTATTAAAAGTTCTGATGGTACGGCTAACCTTGCGTTGCAAACAAATGGATCTAATGCGGTAGTAATAAACAACACTCAAGATGCTAATTTTACTTCTACTGGCGCTGTAACGCTTCCTGCTGGTACAACTAACAATAGACCTACTGCTGTTAACGGCATGATTAGGTATAACACAACATACTCACTGATTGAGGCTTATGTAAATGGAGCGTGGGTTGCTGTTACTGGATCTTATACTTATGATGTGTCCTACCTTATAGTTTCTGGAGGTGCTTCAGGTGGTGCTTCTACGTATGCATCTGGATCAGGAGCTGGTGGGGGTGGTGGTGGTGCTGGTGGTTTGTTAACTGGAACTACTACACTAAGTATTGGAACGGCTTATACAATTACTGTTGGTGGTGGCGGGGCAGGAGTTGGAGGTTCAGCAAATAATTATTTTCAAGGAAACCAAGGTTCAAACTCTTCTGCATTTAGTTTAACTGCTGTTGGCGGTGGAGCTGGTGCAAGTCCGGGCGGCGTGGGTATTGCTGGAGGTTCTGGCGGCGGTGGTGGTTATATAGGAGCAGGAGGAGCGGCAACATCAGGTCAGGGTAATGCCGGAGGTAGTGGGCAAGGCGGTACACAACCCTATACTGGCGGTGGTGGAGGAGGCGCTGGACAAGCTGGTAATACTGGTGGTCAAGGTGTTGGCGGTAATGGTAGTGCATCATCTATTACAGGATCTTCCATAACATATGCTGGTGGTGGCGGAGCATCTAACTATAGCGGTGGAGCTTATGCCGGTGGATCTGGTGGTGGTGGCACTGGTGGTACAAACGGCACAAATGGCTCTACTAATTTAGGTGGTGGCGGTGGCGCAGCGGGTGGTGGTACATATACATCTGGAGCTGGCGGTTCTGGCGTTGTTATTGTTTCTATACCAACAACTAGTTATTCAAATGTAACGACTGGCTCTCCAACAGTAACAACATCAGGTTCAAATACAATTTTAAAATACACAGCATCTGGGACATATACAGCATGACAACTTTTATTAATGCTTCTACATCTGGGTTAACAGAAATGGCTGATGCTTCTGGGGTACTTCAACTTCAGACTGCAAACACTGCTGCTATTACTATTGGTACAGATCAAAATGCAAACTTTACTTCTACTGGCGCAGTTATTTTGCCTAATGGAACTACTAATAATAGACCGACTGGCGTTAATGGCATGATTCGTTACAACACTACAAGTGCGGTTTTGGAAGGTTATATTAACGGCGCATGGATCACCATTAAATCATCAACATATACAGCATCTTATTTAATTGTGGCTGGAGGTGGTGGCGGTGGTAATAGAGCGCAAAGAGGTGGCGGTGGCGGTGGCGCAGGAGGATTACTAGCTAATACAACAACTTTAATTGGTGGAACTGTATATACATTTACTGTTGGGGCTGGCGGTGCTGGTGCAGCGGCTGGAGTTAATACATCAGGAGCGCAAGGATCTAATTCTTCAGCATTTAGTTTAACTGCCATAGGCGGTGGTTATGGCGATGCTTTTGGAGCTGGAGGTGCTGGTGGTTCGGGAGGCGGCGGATCTGGCGCTGGAGGCGCTGGTGGATCTGCTACATCAGGACAAGGGTCAGTAGGCGGCGCTGGCGGCGGATCTTACGGTGGTGGAGGTGGCGGGGGTGCTGGTGGTGGCGGCACGGATGGAGTAACGCAACAAGGCGGTCCCGGAGGAAATGGTTTAGCCTCTTCTATTACTGGAAGCTCAGTAACTCGTGCTGGTGGTGGTGGCGGTTGTGGTACTAATGCCGCTTCTAATGCTGGTAGTGGTGGTGCTGGAGGAACTGGTGGTGGCGGTGCGGGTTCTGGTGCAAGAGATACAGGACCTAATGCTTCAAGCGGCACAGTAAATACAGGCGGTGGTGGCGGTGGCGCAGATACTCAAGCATCTGGAGCAGGTGGGTCTGGTGTAATAGTTCTTTCTGTACCAACTACAAACTATTCATCTACATATACTGGTTCAAACGTTTCTGTAACAACAAGCGGAGCAAATACAATTATGCAATTTTTCTCTAGTGGCACTTACACAGCCTAATTATGTTTGGATTTAACCCATTTGCCTCGGCTCCCTTTGCAGATACAGGGGGAGTTGTATCCGTTTCAGTAAGCGTTAATGTTACTGGGGTACAAGCCGTTGGGTATTTAGGCACTGCAAGTGTAACAGGTTCAGCTAATGTATCCGTAACAGGCACTCAAGCTATTGGTTATGTAGGCACAGTAAATACCGCTGCTGGTGTAGGAGTTCTTGTTACTGGAGTCCAAGGTGTAGGTCAAGTAGGTACTGTAAATACCACTGCAGGCGCAAACGTGCCCGTAACAGGCGTTCAAGGCATAGGTCAGGTAGGCACTGTAACCGTACAAATAGGCTCTTTTGCTTATGTAACAGGCGTTCAAGCTGTAGGACAAACTGGAACTGCTAGGGTCACAGGAAGTGCAAATGTATTAGTAACTGGTGTTGTAGGTGTAACCCAGCTAGGCACCGCTTCCGTAACTGCCGCAGCAAACGTATCTGTAACTGGAGTCCAAGCAGTAGGTAAAGTAGGCACTGTAACTGTAGCGGCAAATGCTAATGCTTATGTAACAGGCATACAAGGTATTGGTCAACTGGGAACTGTTTCTGTAAAAGGTACTGCTAATATATCTCTAACAGGCGTTCAGGGCGTTGGTCAGTTGGGTAATGTAAGTATCCAATTAACCCAAAATATTAGGGTTACTGGGGTTCAAGCAGTAGGCTATGTAGGCAATGCAAGGGTTACTGGCAACGCTAATATCTACTTAACAGGCGTTCAAGCACAGGGTATAATCGGTCAAGTGCTAGTTTGGGGACAAATTCCGGATGTGCCGGACCCCGGCTGGACAAATATAGACGATGATTCAGGATCTGGTTGGAGTCAAATTGATGACTTAGAAACCACAAATTGGGAACTTATAGCAGCATAAAGGAAAATAAATGCCATCAACCTATTCAACATCGCTCAAACTAGAGCTTATCGGTAACGGCGAACAAGCCGGTGCTTGGGGTACGACCACTAATAACAACTTAGGAACTCTCCTAGAGCAAGCCATTACTGGTGTGTTGCCATTAACTATTTACGGTGATACTACTCTTACAAACTACAATGGTTTATCAGATGAAGCCCGCAATGCGGTGCTGTTTTTAACTGGTAACTTGACTTCTTCTGCTAACGTCATTGCCCCATCTGGACAACAAAAAGTATACATTGTCCGTAACTTTACTGGCAATACAGTTAATATTAAAACAACCTCTGGAAACGCTGTCTCTCTAACAAATGCTGCCTCTGCAGTAGTATTTACTGATGGAACAGATTTTTATTCGGCAACAACTTTAAACTTTATTGATGGTAATTTAACTGTTACTGGCACTACTACTTTGGGTGGTACATTAACAGCGAATAGCACAGTAGTTCTTAAAGGTGATGTTTTTTGTAATAGCAATACTGGCCAAATTTATTTACCATCAGGAAATACAGCATCTAGGAATAATTCAGCTCCTGTCAATGGTTTAATTCGCTATAACTCTACTGGTAACTTTTTTGAAGGCTATGCAAATAGCACTTGGATTAAATTTGTTGTACAAAACCAAGCTGGATACACTATTAATTATTTAGTTGTTGCTGGCGGCGGTGGCTCTGGCGGTGGTCAAGGTGGTGGTGGCGCTGGTGGTGCCGGTCAAGTAATTTCTAGTTCATCTTTTGTTGTTCAAGGATCTACGACTTGGACTGTATATATTGGTGGTGGTGGTGCTGGTGGAAGCGCTGGAACATCAGGAACAGCCAGCTATATTACAGGCGTTGCCAATGCTTCTACTGGTGGTGGTGGTGGTACTATTTCGCCCGACCAAAATGCTGGTGGTAATGGTGGTGCATCAGGAAACGGTTATGCTGGCGCAAGTGGGTCATACAATCCAAATCAATATTCTGGCGGTGGTGGTGGTGCCGCTGCTGCAGCAAGTGGCAATAGCGGTGGTATTGGTGTAAACACTACTATTAGAGGCACATCAGAATACTTTGGCGGTGGCGGCGGCGGTACATCTAGTGGTTCAGGAGGTGCTGGCGGTGGCGGAACTGGAGCTGGAGTTGGTGCTGGAACGGCTGGAAGTGTAAATTCTGGCGGTGGTGGCGGCGGTGGTAATAATAACGGTGTAAATAATGGTGGTTCTGGAGTAGTAATTTTACAGTTCCCAACCGCTTACTATTCTGGCGTTATTACAGGATCTCCAACAGTTACCACTAGTGGGGCAAATACTATCCTTACATTTACTGGATCAGGAACGTATCAATTATGATTATTGAACAACAAGCTAAAGAGCTATCTCCAGAAGTTACAGAAGTTGCAACCAAGGTTGAGATCTATTGCCCAAATTGCAGTCGGGATGTAGACGAAACCGAGTTAACTGCAAAACAATGTAACGACTGTGGCGCAGATTTAACGCAGCCTGAACAGCATGTAGCGGTTGCAGTAACCTCGGTGCCTGTTATTGGTATTACTTGGTAGCATGAAACGTAACGCTATGGGTGCTATGCACTCGAAGACCATGTGGTTTTCCCTTGCTATGGTAATTCTTGGCGTGGTATATGATAACTTTTCGTATTTACAAGATGTTATTAACCCCAAGTACTACGGATCAATCTTTATTGGAATTGGTATTATCTGCGCAGTTTTAAGGTTTTATACAACTATGCCATTGGATGAAAAATGAATTATATTCTTTATGCGTTAGTGTTAGTGCCTATTAACTTAATTGGTACAATTCTTACATTTCCATTAGCTTTTATCATTGGTATTTGCTATAGCACTCAAATTGGCTGGTGCAACAACGCTACTGTATGGCAATCAGGCCCACGCCTATGGACATGGTTACATTGGTTTCAAACGCCTGATAACAGTTTAGATGGCGACCAAACCTTTAGGGCAGAGCATAACCCTTGTTGGTGGTCAAAAGTGCAGTGGTTATGGCGTAATCCGTTCTATGGTTTTGATGTCAAGTTTATTGATGGCTCTTCTGGCATGACTTATCAAGGCGACATAAACTGCAATGATACCCATGAAGGCACTATCCGTGTACAAGGTCATGGACTATGGCAATACAACTCCTATCATAAGTTTTCCAACAAAATGATTTGTTTAAATTTTGGGCATAACATTCGTGCGCTGGTTGACCCAGCTTTTATTACTCCTGACCAATGGCACGACAATACAGCGCTGATTAAGAACTACCCAGCAACATTTGCGTTCACAATAAGGTTTGTCTAATGTTTCCATTACCAATTACAGGCTGGATCATGATTGCGCTTTCGGTAGCTGCTTTGGGCGGTATCGGCTATGGTAAATATGAATCCGCTAAATACGATGCCTATGTATCCAAAGCAGAATCAGCCGCCAAAGAACAGGAAGTAATTAATCAATACAAAGCTAAAGAAGCTGCACAAGTAAACGAAAAGGTAAAAAATGATTACGAAAATAAACTCGCTCTTATTAAGCGTACTTATGGTGGGATGCGCCTCACCAGTGCCAGTGAAGCAAGCCAAGTTTCCGGAACCTCCAGTAGTACTGATGGCACCCCCGCCGACCCTAAATTTATTGTAAATTGCGCAATAACTA